TTAAAGAACCAGATAAATCAACACCGCCAACAGCACCAGAGAGACCATACACCATCATGTCCTGCATAAACTTATTCGGCATCATGCCCCTAATTTTAGTTAAAGCATCTTCATCATCATCCCCCATGGCAGACATAATTACTGAAGATAAGGCGGTAAAAAACGGTATTGAAGTTAATCCTCCAAGAGCCATTATGTTTATTAGGCTTCTGCCTGCCACCTTTAACCCTTGCGTGCCTTGATTAGCAACTAAATCAGCCATTATATCAAGATAGTTATGGGTGAATGACCTGAATGTATATGTTGCCCTTGCGACCTTACGGAAGTCCCCGCCCCTGAACGCAGCCGGAAGATTAGACTTGCCGTAGAGGAAATGAGAATCATAGATTGCCTTTTTAGTAAATTCTACTGATAAATTATGGTCTCCTTTAGTTTGTTTTTCCTCGAAAGTTACGCCCTCATTAAAAGCTATTCTGTATGCCGCCAACCCTGTGCTTGCTCGGTTAAACTTTTCAGCGACTTGCATGAAAATACCAGATTTGTCTATAACCTTTTTGACGTATTTGCCCCAGCCTGTTCCAGGGATTTCACCCTTTAATTCCCGAAGGAATAAGTCCTGTGCTGCTCCAGTTTCAACCATTTCAGTCAACGCTCTTTGTTCGTTCTCTGCCAGTTGGCCATACTGTGTTTCTTTCCCCATCCATGCGTTCTTTCCGGTAACAGCCTTGCGGACATCTCTCATTGCTTTGGCAAGTTTAAAATGAGACCCCTTTGTGTATTGTGACAATATAGGCCCCGCCATAACAACGTTTTGTGTGAGATTGACAATTCCTGATTTAACCACACCACCTAAATATTTAACGAAAAAGATACCCCTTAACCTGTCAACCATCTGGTCTGTTTTATCTGTGTTGGCAAGCATGTCTCTGATATAGTCTGACGTATATCTGTACTCATTCGGAGTTTGCTTTGCATTCATTGCTTGCAGAGTTTTGCTGTGTTCTTTTGTAGCTTCAATTTTAGTTATAAACCCTGAGTAACCTGATAGATATTGGAATAATGTATCAAAAGTATCAGTCGTTTTAAAGCCTGGCGTACCTTGCCTCGCAATAGCATGTGCACCCCAACCTCGTGTCTTTAAAACATCGGCAATAGCTCTGGCAAGATGTCTTTCCATATCAGCGGTAAGTATTTTGTTCGCTTTTGCATGAGCTTCTTTTTCGCTAAGACCTTCCTTTTTCATTAACCGTAATGCTTCATAATGAGTCCTCGATGCAGCAAGTCCTTTTCCAGCTTCCATTGAAATCTGGCTTAATGCTTCTACCGGAATCTGAAAGAAAATCTCATCTGGAAGTTTAGTAACCTCTCTTGCCGGTGAAATGTCATAATCAGACATCGAGCCTTTTAATTCACCAGAAGAAAGTTGTTCTTTAAGCCAGCTTATTGTTCTTGCTTTTGCCATTTTGTTCAAAGGCAACAGACGTTCTTTAATTTTGTAGAAGTGTTCTCTGTAAACTGTTTTTCCTGTATTTTTATCCTTTATCCTGATATACGCATCCCCATCACGAGTATGTGAGAAATAGTTATGGGTTTTGCCTATGCTTTTCCTAAATTCCTGCAAGTCGCTTTCATCAACATTAGAACCCTTCATAACCGAGTCAGCTTCTACCAATACATTATCAAGTATCTTTCTTATAGTTATAAACCCATCAGCAACAGCATCTTTAACACCTTGTTTCTTTAGGTAGTTTCTAACCTCAACATAATGCCGTGGATTGATTTTTAAATCGCCATCTTCAATAGAATACCAGTCTGTAGGTACTTCTGATTCAGGCATTCTTTTGTCTTCCCATTTCCAGATTAAATCTTCATAAGCCTTTAAATCTTCTGGGTTTTTTTGCATGTGTTTTTGGAGAACATCGAGTTCGCCATGATAGTATTTAAACAGTTTTTTAGCACGACTTTCATGCCGTTTGATTTCTGTTTTTACAGCACTATTCATGCTCTTAAACTTCTTAGCCAATACATAAGGCGTTTCTAATGCTACATGATACCATTTCATATCACGAATAGATATAACCTCAGAACTAAACCTGCCAGTAGCCTTACCGACCGACTCTCTAACATCTCGAATAAACGACTTTGTTTCATCGGGGTCGCTTTTTACAGCATCAAGATTATCTGTTTTTGTTCTATTTATTAGGTCGTCAACTAATGGTGTTGCGTGTTGCTCGTTGTATGCTTTAAGTTCTTTTGTAGCGAATTTAGGCGCTTCCTTCAGTTCAATACTAAAACTCGTCCCCTTCCCATCAGTCACTATCCAGTCTTCACGAGGTATGCCCTGCGCTTCGTAAGGCATGGTTTCTCTACGTTCTTCAGCGGTTAATTTAGCACGGGCGGCTGTGTCTCTGGCTTCTATTTCACCGGCAAGATTATGATACATTTCCATGCCAAAATCTTCACCATATTTTTTTATTAAAAATGTTTTAGTGTACTCCTCTCTTTTGTCCCGAATATCTTTTACTTCAGGAGAATCCCAATCTAATCCTTTATCAAAAGCAAGATCATCTATTTGTTTTTGGAAATCTCGCATTGTGTTATCATAAGGCATGACTGCATCTGCTGAGGCTATTTCAGGACTTCCGCCCTTAGCAAAACCTGAGATGTTTTGAATGGCATGTGCGATTTCGTGAAAAAGAAATTCCTCTGCTTTATTAGGATTGCCATCAAGCATTATTCTGTTTCTTGAAAGAATTTCCCCCTCTAATCCTTCGCCATGAAAATAAGAACCACTTCCCCATGTATCTTTAGGGTCAAGGTTTGAATGAATACGAATTTCTTTTAATTGAGGATATGAATCATATAATTTTTTATGATCAAGGACATCACCCAGTTTATGTATCTGCTTACCAAGTCCTAAGTCTTTTAACTTTGCTCCACTATCATCAATCTCCCACTTCCACTTTCCTTCAGCGCCCTTGAGCCATCCGGTTTCCTTCCAAACCTCTTTCTCGCTCTTACCTTCAGCAAGCATTTCCTGAGCTTTAGCAAGTGCGCCAGTAGGTGCGCCTATGGCTTTCTCGCCTGCCATTGCGTATCTTATATCAGGGTTAGTTGGGTCAAATTCTGTGTTGAATATGGATTTTATTTGGGTGGGATTCCATACCGCTATTGTATCGTGTGGTGCTCCAGTAAATGCTGATTCTTTTATATAAACTCCGTCATAACCCTTTGATTCAAGCCAATCTATGACGGTTTTATTCTCATATATAAGCCAATTCCCTTCTTTATGAAGTCCTTTTTCTATAACACCCTGCATCCCTTCCATGGTTTTGAGCAATGGTTCAATAGCTTTATAATCTTCAACTGGATTAAATATATTTTGAGCTGAGATATATACAGGATATATGGAAACATCGGCTTCTCTTTCTTCGGTATATTTTCTTCTTGGTTCAGTTGCTTTTAGTTTGTCATATTTTTCAGTCCACTTAGCTTTATCTGTTTTATATAATTCATCTGAAATCTTATGGAAATCTTTCCAATGATCATCTAATTTCTTTTGGTCTTGTTCAGTCCAGCTATAATTTCTGGGTGGTTTATTAGCCTGTCTGCCCCTTGCCCATTCTTCTGCAAAATCTGCACTTTTAGTAAAGAATATTAATCTATCATCAAACCTTTTTTCATCATGCTTAAATCTGTCAATTATAGCTTTCGTTCCATGATAAACCGGCAATGGATTACCATACTCATCCACAACCTGACTCTTCTTAAACCATCTATTGAACTTAGGATTATCTCGAATATTAGCAACAGCCTTCTTCAAAGAAAAACTCACATCCTGAGCGAACTGATTAATGCCTGAAGTTTCTGCGCCGGCTTTTCTCTGGAAGATTTTGCCACTTTCGAAGGCTCTTGTTACCCCTCGTGAAGTAGCAGTAAACAAATTCACCAGCGAGTCAATCCAATCAGCAATCTTATTTAAGATACGCTGTACTGTTCCGGCATAAGATGATCTCTTATTTAACTCTGTCTCAATAAAGTACGCCCGGTCTTCCTGACCGCCTATATCTTTTTCGTTCTGTGTCTTAAACTTTCCTTGCTCAGTAAGGCTTTTAATCTTACGCTTAAGCACGTTAATTTCAAATGGCGTAATAAGACCTGCCTTTTCCACCATGTGCTCTGATTCGTGATATAGAGTCCATTTATCGCCTATTCCTCGAACTATCTCAATAGTATCGTCCTCAAACTTACCTGCTATCATTTCGCCGTCAAGCCTCATCCGGCCACGTGCTGTCTCAAAGGCCAGCTTGTTTTCGCTTATGTGTTGTACACTTTTGACTTGGAAGCCGTAACCGGATGAAAGCCTTACCCAGATGTTGCCATCTTTGGATAAACCGGATGGTGATTTGAATAGATTACGTACTTGAGATAGGGTTATTTCTGAGTCGGATATTTGTTGCTTGGTCGAGTAGAAAATCTCATCTTCAGTAACCGGCATCAATCCTTGTTCTTGCCAAGAACCCTTAGAATCAATAACGTCAAGTAATTTTAGCCCTGTTGCATTGGCAAACTTCTTGAGGTTTGTCTTGTCGAGTGCTGGAATTTCAATGTTAGAATTATAGGCTATTATGCTTATAGCGTTTGTAGCATCTACTTGTTTTAGAATGGTTTCCGACATACCTTCTCTTAGACGTGAATAATCTGAAATAGGTAATGTCCCGACTGCATCATTAGCATTATTAAGAAGAATCAAGCCGCCTTCTGGAAGATTGTTCTTTCCAAAATCCTTTACCTCTTGCGGAAAAGAAAGACGGTATAAATTTTTACCTTTTTGTTTAAAGACCCTTTCAACCATTGGGATTTCATATTTTGCTTTGACTTCTGGTATTGTTTGCCTTGCAGGAGAACCTTCCATATAGGAACTATATTCATTGACGCCCACAGCGATCATGTCGTGTGCTTTAACCTTAGTTCCCTTTAGGGTATTTTTTAATGCCCTGAATACCATATCGTCTGCCTTAGATAAAAACGGATCGCCAGATGGATGATTATGCACAATTATAATGCTTGCAGCATCCGGAGTATTTAAAGCATGTCCTGCCAATATTGAAGGTGTAGCAAACGACCTGCCAGCCGTACCTATACTGTATCTATGTACTGATATTATCTTATGGTCTTTATCAAGTATTAGAGTAGCTAAATGTTCTTGTGGATATTTTGACAAATTAAGGTGAGCAAAAGCAGCGGCATCTTGTGGAGCAACAATAGTCTTTACTCCTGACTCATAACTTCCTGCTCTATCGGATACGATTTCTGGGTACTCTGTTTCAGCTCGCCCTTTGGTATAATCAACCCTTCCTTCGGGACTGGGTACGGCTTCTTTGGCTTCGGCTTCTCTTCCGGCAACTTCATAAGGCTTCCTTTCTCCGGCTGGTTTTTCGGCAGGCTTGGCTTCTAATACTTCAAGATGTTCTGTGTATGGAGTGCCAGTATAAAAAGTTATTTCGCCCGCCTCAATTTCAGCTCCACCTTTTATGGTTTTATCGAGCTTGCCATCTTTAAAGATTTCTATTTTAACAATATCGCCCCATTTAATATTATTTCTAAAGACTTCATCATAGCCCATTCCTCTCTGCATCCAAGAAGTTCCAGAAGCAACGTCAATATAATCCGCTGCATCTTTGGGTTCTGTAGATAATCTTTCGGCTGTTTCTTCATCAACTCCAGATTCAATTAGCAGGTCATATACGTCGTCTTTTTCAAGGCTTTGCATAACATCACCAAAGCCAATAGATTCTTCTGAATCAATTTTAACTTCTATTATTGCACCGTTTTCTGGTGTTAATGTGCCACGCTGATGGGCTGCTTTAACCTCACCATTAGCGTAAGCCCCTGCATATTTTTTATCGGCAGATAAATATACGCCTGGAATGTCTGATGTTTTGCGAGGAGTATCTTTAGCTTTTAAAATTATTGTATCTTTATTTATTCTTTCTGTTGGTTTTTCAGCAGGCTTGGCTTCTTTGGCTTCTTCAAGCTCCCTAAGATGTTTTAAAGCCACAGTATAATCATGGTTAGCATCACTCAAGGCAACTTCTAATTCACGACCTGAACGTTTAATTCCGGTTTCTTTATTTATTTGCCCAAGAGTAAGTGTTTTTGCTTTATAACTATCTACATAATCTTGAAGCTCATATGCCGCTTCTCTTCTATGTTCAACCATAGACATTGCGTAACCCAAATCTTGAGTCTCTATCTTTACACGGGCTTCCTCTATATAATCTTTTCCAGCTACAGACCTAATTCTATCTCTAACCGATTGAGTTATATCTTGAGAAAGTAACCAGTTTTGAAAAGCGTTTAAATGTATTGCCCTGTCTGTGCCCCTGACTTCTGTATCTGCTACCGATTCAAATAAACCATCTATATTCTCTGGTTTTAACTTTTCAGAAGTTACCCCATACGCTCTGTCTATTATATTTTTATATTTAGCTGCGGGAACAGCTTTTTTTGGAGGTGCAGATGGTTTGAACTTTGGACTTATGATTGTTGATGGAAATGTTTTTGTAACTTGTTTCTGAAATTCAAATAATTGGCTACCAACTATCTCAAATGTTCCGTCATTGGGGACTTCAAATATATAAACAGTTTCAACACCGTGCAAAGCATTAATATTCTTTTTTAATAACTCTTTTGCTACCTCCATCGTATTATCAAAACCAGCTTCTTTTAATCCACTCTCAATAGCCTTATCAATCTCAGCCAGCAAATATTCTTTCTGCTGTTTCGGGGTTAAAGCAGTCTCTTCTTTTTTGGTAAGGTCAACTGTTACTTCTTTGCCTTCAGGTGTGGTTTCGATTTCAACTTTACCTTCTGTTTTTTCGGCAACTTCGGCTTTTGCTTCTTTTGGGGCAGGCTTTTTCATCCACATTTCAAAATGTTCAGAAATTGGGAAATCATCTGCATAGCTTTTTTGGGAAAATGCCTTAAATTCATCCCACCTTTCAGCTTCTGTGAACTCAGATTTCTTATATGTCTTATCAAATTCAATTTTCCATGCTTTAGCCTTAGCCTCTGGTATTGCCTTACCCTCAATCGTCAATCCTGCGGCCTCTGGCTTCGCCTCTGCGGGGATTGCTGTGGGCTGTGGCTTTGCAACCTTCTCATAATATTTATATGCAAACTCAGGCAAATCCCTTGCATATTTACCATCAACATATATGGAATATTTTGTTTCAATATCTCCAAGTGGCCTTGACGGATCAATAGCTTTTTCTGTTTTCCTAATTTCTATGCTTTTATCTTTTGCGATTTGTTCAACAACTTCTTTATATGTTAATCGTTCTTTATTCTCCCAATTTTTTGGCTCTTTAAACCATGCACGAATATTTCCTTTATTCGCAGATATTGGCTGATTAAGATTAGGTTCTTTCACCGCTTCCGCTTTCTCAGGGGCAACTTCTTTTCTCTGTAATCCCCAGCCGCCTTCAACCTCAACCGGCTCAAATTCAACACCATGGTCTTTTTCCATGCGAACTTTATTCAGAGAAGCTGAACCTTTATTCTTAAATGCCTGTCCTTCTTTTGTTCCAAATATGCCTTCGGTTATGGTTCTGGCTTGTAGCTTCTGGTCTTTGACTTCTTGGACTTTAGCAAGGATTTGTTCTTTACCGGCAGAAACTTCTTTAGGTGAAGGCTGGAATTTACGCATTAATACTTCACGTTTCATGCCTTCTGTCATAGGCAGTTCTTCAAAAGCATCAACGGCCTGTTCGATTCTTGATGGTTCTTTTTCTGCTAATACGGCAACTCTTTCCTGTAAAAGTTCTTCATCGGTAAGTGCTCGACCTTTTTTAAGGTTTAAAACATTGATTCTTCTTTGCAGTTCTTCAAATGATTTGTCTGCTTCTTCTTTTTTAGCACGTCGCATTTCTTGAAATTCTGGAGACACACTTTCTATTGGCGCAATTTCTTCGTAACCTTCTGGAGTTTCGGGTTTTGTTAAAAAGCTCCTTACCTTATCGGCAAGTTCAGCGTCTGTTTTTTCAATATTGGTGGCTATGTCTTCTACTATTTCTGGAGTTATGTCGCCACCAGTTATGCCTTTTTCAAATTCTCCAGAGTCAACTGCCTTTTTAAAAGTATCTACTTCGTCTATGGTTGGCTTGCCTACCCTTGTTCCACCTAAAGTGCTACCGCCAAAGCCAGTTACGGCTGCTATTGGGGCTACTGTTGCAGCAGACTTTAATGATTCAAGAAGTTGAGCTTTAAGGTCATTCGGCAGTTTTTCGCCAGCTAAATATTTACCTATATACTTTGAGAAAACTTCTGTGGGTTCTTCTAACCCTTCTGTTATTCCTTCCCATACACCAGCGCCAAGTGTTTTTAATACCCGACCCTTAAAGCCTGCTCCTGCAGCTTCAAGTATTTTTCCTGTACCAATCGCATTAAGAACACCTGCTCCTAAAAACATTAATTCGGCAGACCTTGCTGCTGATTCCTCAGATGCTCCAGATTTTAAGGTTTGCTTATATGTTTGCGCTGCTTCAAGGCCACCACCCGTTACAAAGGCTGGAAAATATTTACTTAATTTTGCCAAAGACGATATTATTTTCGGGGCGTTTTTAGCTACAGTTATTTCTGGCATAAAAAGAGAAGATGCTATTGCGGCTCCGAAGGCTGGAAGCATTTCGGGGACATTGTATAACCAGTAGGTAGCATCCGCTAAAAGACCTGGGTCGTCGATTACGTTTTTCCCTGCGATTGATTCTGGCGGGCCAAAAGGCTCTGCTACCTTCTCATAATAATTACTTGCTATTTCACCTGCTTTTGCAACAGTTTCGCTTCCTATTCGTTCTCCAAGCCATTGCGTTCCTGCTCCAATAGATTCGCCCAGCCCTATTATGCCATGCGTTAACCCACGACCGATAGTTCCAAGCATACCAGGTTCTTCTTTTTCAGCAGGTGGTTGAATAGATGCACCCATTGGTAATTCTTCCCATTCGTTCGGGTCAAATCCAACAGGTAATCCGGTAGGTACGCTTAATACACCTAACGGAACTTCTTCCCATTCATCAGGGCTATATTTTAATAGCTCAGGCATTTGTTTTCTGTATTAGTTTAATAAGGTTATCATCTGTAAACTCAGGATATTTTCTTCTAAGATTATCAGCCATATCTTTTACTTGCGCTAAATTTTTCCCTAATCCAGCCTGTCGAATAGCAGTTTCAAGACTGCCTTCTCCAAACTTAGAAAATCCTTTCGGAGTAGTTTTACCTGCCCAAGATTGAAGCTGTTCTTTAAATGAAGGTGTTCCTCCTGGAGCAAAACTCTCTGGTTTATAAAATCCAGTTTGATATGTTTTTGGTTTGTTTAAGATATTAGACAATTCTTCTTTCGTAAGAGTAGGAACTTCTTTAGGCTCTGAAACTGCCCTGGGCTTTGAAACTGCTTTAGGTTTTGGGGTTACTTCGGCTCCTGGTTGAGAAGCAGGTGTAGTAATCTCTTGTTTTATTTCATTTCCTCTCTCATCTACAAGCCTGTCTTCTTGATTTCTAAAGATAAACTCGCCCGTTTTTTTATTTCTAAGTGGTGTCCATCCTTTAATAGCTCCTGTGTATTGAGCATTAAATGTGTCATATTGTGTTTTTTCCTGTTCGGGTGTAAAATCAAGATTATGTTCACGCCAGTCTTTCATTACCTTTTCAGTCCATTCAAGCCTGTCTTTATTAAGGGTCGCAAATTCTTTTTCTGGCTTTTCCAAAGAACCACCAGCCTGTTCTACTTGTAAAGCAAACTCGTTCATTCTATCTTCTGAAATTAGCCTTACTTTCTTTTTACCTGCCTTATCGTAGTATTCAAACTTCATTGTTTTAGGAATATCTTTTTTAAGTCCAAGCAGGGCTAATTGTGTATCTGTGTAATCTTTTTCCGTTGTTTCCCTTCTCTGTAGCTTGCCAAGTTCTCTTGTTTTCCAGTCAGGTTTTTCCTCAATGGGGCTTTTTCTTAATTCTTCTTCTGTTTCAAGGCCGGTTATTTTTCCGCCCTCAGGCGTAGGTCGAGTTACTGTATGATATTTTGGTTCTAACTCTTTTTGCTGGTCAGTTATGGCATCGTTTATCATCTTAGCGGCAAAACTCGGAAGGCCATGTTTTGTAAATATCCCAAGTCTTTGTGTGGGGGTTAGGAATTTCTTGCCTGACTTTTCCCTTGTATCAACTATTTCTTTAAGGGCTGCCTGAATTTTTACTTGAGCATCTTTTGTTTCCTGATTTTTTATTAAACTCTGCAAGCCTGTATCAGAAGCTGTTGACTGCATCATTGGCTGTTGTGGTGGTGGTGTTGTAACAGGTGAAGGTATCTGTGTTCTCTGGGGTTGTCGAGACATAGCTTGAGATAACAATGCTTCACGATTTGGATAATTTGATGTAAGCAGTGAAGGGTCAATCATGGTATTAAGCAGACTTTGCATTTTATCCTCCTATGCTAAAACTTGTTGGAAACGTACTTGTTGGTACAGATGGCGCACTATATGGTGTTGATGTTGGAGTAAAACTTTTAAGCAGACTCGCCCAATTCCCAACACCCTGCCCCATATTCATTACTTGTTGTAATTGGTCTAAATAACTTGGCTGTTGTGCCGTAGGAAGTCCTGTGGTAGTAGTAGATGTGCTTGGCTGCGCTGTATATCTTGCAAATTCCATAGGCTCCCACATGCCTCTAAGGTCTTGCAGGTAAGCGAGTTCAGTAACATTACTTGGTGTAAATGCGGCAAGTCCAAGATCAGCCAATTCTCTTTCCATGCCATATCTGAGCGCCGATGGTTCTTTTTCTGCCTCTGATCTGCCTAATGATGTAAGAGCAATATTACTAAGTCCTGTTTCTTGAGCACCCATCAAATCGCTAAGAAGCCTTTGTTGTGAGCCGGTAATAAACTGCATAGGAGTAGCACCACCAAAACTTACCCCTGTTCGTTCAGCTAATAATTTATCAATATCTGCTCCATAGGGGCCGACTGCCTCACCTGCCATTTGTTTATTTATTATTTCGTCTAAAGTTCCTGCGTGTTCACCCATAGCGGCTTCGACGGTGGATAATAAAGGTTCTTTTAGACCTGTGAGTTGTTCTAAATAGGCTTTTTTGGCAGCATCTTGCTCTTTTAGTAGGATATCGAGCTCTGTTTTATATGGTGCTTCACCTACGCTGACCGCCTCATATTGAGCTTCAAGTTGCGCTACTCCTTTTTTAAGTGCCGCAATGTGAGAATAATTACTTGCGGTTTGGCTGTCAGGATATTTAACGGCTTCTTCATAAGAAGCTAATTCTTGCCTTGCGTTTTCAAGCTGAGAATTAATACTATTTCTTATTTCAGTATTTACCTGCTTCCCAAAATACTTATCCATAAATTCGCCAAATATCTGGTCGTATTCTGGAGCACGAGGCATAGCAGTAGAACTTGAGCGTACCGTTTGAGTACCACTATACCCTCCATCTCCGCCGCCGCCGCCGCTTGTAGAGTCTAAATATACCGCTGTGCCTGCTCCAACCACCGCTGCCCCACCTATTGCTACTGCTATCCAAGACATATCTTTTCCTCCGCTATCTCTTTAATAAAATCTAATATTTCAATATCTCCGAGCTTTTTTCCGTTAAAATCTGGAACTTCATCATAGATTTCAGCAATGATTTCTTTCTCTATTTTCTCTAAATCTGTTTCTTTTGTTACATGCACCGTTGTCCATACTGTTTCTTCGTGCATATAAAGAACTCGTTTAGTCCCTGGCTGAGTAATCCCCGAATAAGGAGCTTTAATTCTCTTGACTCCTTCTTCTGTCAATACTGAAACATCACCCTTTAAGACAAAATATGGATGACAAATTTTATGGATTTTGCTTGTAAGCAGCATCCCCTTTGGCATAGTTATTTCACGCACATAGGCCCCATCAACAAAGGTATGTTTAAGCGGACAGCAATCCCCAATCATGGCATCAGGATGCTCTCGCATCTTATCTTCGATGGTAAGAATTTTCTCACGGATAGATAGTGAATCTACTTCGTGTGAAACCTCAACAATTTGTGTCATTTATTCACCTAAGCCATAAGCGACTGTAAAAAGCCAAGAGCTGCCTGATATGGCGCAAGTTCGTTAGTGCTTGTCGAAATCTGCCCCTGAGACAATAAGTTAGAAAGCAACTGAGGATATTGATATGCAGCTTGCCCCTGCTGGCCTGCTAATTGAGCAAGTGCTAATTGTTTTGCAAGTTGCAGTTGGGATTGCTGCCCTATAATATCCTGCCCTATTCCTCGTGCAGTTCCAGCCATAGTATCGCCGGTAATTTTAGAACTTAACATGCCACGCTTTGCAAGTTCGTTCATGGTCTGTTGTAAGGCTGGCTGTAGCTGATTCTGATAAGTCTTTCCAACATCAGCAATAGCTCCACCATACCCCTGCTCGATGCCAGTTCTTGCTTGATTATAAAACTGTTCCTGTTGCCCGGGGAACTGCTGGAATGCCTGCTGCATCTGAGGCAATAAGCCTGTAAGCATACCCTGATACTCTGGCGTGGGGCCTGAATATGACTTGGGAAATTTGTCGAGTGGAAACGTAAATATTGAGTCATCTGCCATGCTTGGCCTCCATTTCTTTCTTCATTTTTCTCATCCTCATATGTATAAAATTATGATAAGCTCTATCCTCACAAATTACCAAATTACATGGTATATTATCTTTTTTGTCTTCATTTATATGATGAACGATAGCTTTTGGTGGTATATATTTTCCAAGAACTTTCTCGGCAATCAAGACATGTTCTAAAACATAAGGATATTTTTTTGCGGTCGGATGTAATGGATTGTAAATTAAAACATATCCACCATTATGCTTTTTCTGTCCACCGTTCCACATATGATGATTCTCGCCAGTCATTTTTAAAATTGATTCCTTAGTATGTTTTTTATTTCGCCTGTGATGCCCCCAAATAAATCTAACTGGCTCGCCTTTTTTGCGATCAAACTTAGCACACGTTTTAGTGGCAAGATTAGTCTTTCTCCCACAACCACATTGGCAAAATCCGATTGGAATGTTATCAGCCATGATTTTTCTCCATTTTTAGATTAGAAATTGCATCCAAAAAAAATTACACCGGAAACAGCCTCCGCATATATATTGTCTATATAAAACGTGTTTGTTGCATCAGCGTTTACGATTGTTATTATAATGCTATCTATTGCATCTTTGTTGGCATCGGCTACGGGAGACATGCTTATAGTTTCTGTTTGAAAAACATTAGCCGAAGCTATATTTGCCGTATGCTCAGTAGTCGTACCGCCTGAATCATGAAAACCTATTTTAATATTGCTTCCAGTTCTTGATGACCTAATATCAAATTTAATTCGAGTTATACCAGACAAGTTTATTGTTGGTGAAACCGTTCTGGTGAGAGTGTCATTAATAGCATTTGTATCAGCAAATGCTTTTAATGCGTAAGTGCCTTGAGTTTTAATAGTAGCTTCAGAACCACATTGAAGCGCTCTTTCTATTAATTCCCACTCTCCTATTCCTACATAATAGACTGCGCTTGCTGTAATGTATATTCTATAATAAACATAAGAGGTAAAATTAGTAAAACTATATGTCTTTTTCTCTGCATTTGTAAAAGATTGCCCTGTCTGTGTATCTAAAGTTGTCCAGTCGCTATTATTATTGCTCCCCTGCAATGTCCATGCAGTCGGGTGGTGTGTACCATAGCCACCACCATCTCTTGCTGTTATAGTATATCTTTGTATGATTTTTCCTGAAGCGAATTGATATTTTAACCACTGAGGAGGTGGTTGATTATAAGTGTTCCACCAATCATCCCAGCCTAAAACAGAATCGTTCATGGCCAACCATGCTGGAATATATTCCACACTACCACTTGCAACTCCAGCCGGAGCAATATTAGATGTCATATCTGGAATTTTGTCGGCAGAATAAGCGCCATCACTGACATAAGCCGCCTGCGCTAAAGCATCTGAACTATAGTTTTCCATGTAATCGAGTTCTGTTTTAGGCATTTTTTCTCCTTAGCCAAAATTCAGGCCAGCCTGCCCATAAAAATTTGCCCCGTCCCAAAAAAAAGAAACAATATCAATATAAGCTCCTGTTGTAGTTAATGTCGGAGCTGTTCTTTCAGCCCATTTGACTGTTCCTGGCCATGTCGCTGTTCTTGACCCAACTCCATCTTGGATTAGTATGAGCATTAAGTTGCATGGCTTAGTGGGAGCTGTGAAAGTAAAGGTTTCGTTAGCAGCTCCGAATGTGAATTTGAATTTATTCCCTAATCGCCAATCAATAGTAGTTGTACCATCTCCTGTGGCTGTTTGTAATGTGAACCCTACTGAATGCGCCTGACAGTCGAGTTCGCCACCAAGTTGAGGGGTTGTGTCATCTGAAACATCTGTCATAAATCCAAGATTTGTCTTAGCGCCAGCGGCATCCGAAGCCCCAGTTCCGCCCTCGGTTACTGCGAGGTCTGCGGTTAAAGACAATCCTGCAAAAGTAGGAGATGAAGCCGCCTTCACTGCTTGGTCGAACCAGTCTGCGAGGGTAGTATCGCCACTCAAGGCAATGGTTCTTGCTGCATCACCTGTGGTGATTGTGAGTATTCTGTCTGCGGTTAAATCGCTGCCAGGGGTTATAATAAGGTCGTGGGAAGCATTGGTATCGAGAACATGGAGACCTGAATTAGCCAGCGTGAGTATAGTCGTTATGGTCGCATTGGCAAATGTCGGAGAACTTGCTGCTTTCACTGCTTGGTCGAACCAGTCTGCTAAAGTTGGATTGCCAGATAAGGTAATTGTCCTGTCGGAATCACCCGTAGTAAGGGTCAATGTCCTGTCGGCAGTTACGTCTGAGCCTGGCTTTATAATAAGGTCATGGTTTCCGCCTGTGTCTAAGAGATGAAGTCCTGTATTGCTTAATGTAATTGTGCCTGAAGTGCCCATGCTGAATATTAAAATCCACCTTTTATTTCCTCCGTTAGCATCCATGGCTATTACATCCGGTGAGCTTTCAGCCGCAGCAGAGTCATCATCAAGGATATAGAAATAAAAAGTATCGGCAGTAAAAACCAACGCTGAGTCAAGATCGGTTAAATTTGTACCGTCTATGGAATCTAACGCACCACTTCCGCCACCTGTTAGTGAAGTCGAACTATAATTTTTAAGAGCCATAACTACCTCATTTTACATATTTAATGAACGCATAATCAATGAAATATTATTAATTCTTAATGGTTCTCCGTCTAAGCTGAAATTTCTTATAATGGGTAAAAACTTCTTATAGTTTGCGTTTAAATTCCTGTTAAAGTCAGAATTTACAGTAATTGAAAAACTTGCATTTGTGGATGCTGAGTGTAGTGTATCAATGTCCAAATCAGAATCATATACCTCAAAATCAAGGGTTGCCCCTGTTGCCTCTGTTCCGCATGAAACATCATATCTTTCAAGGCATACTTCATTATACGGACTTTCAAACATCTTTCCGCCCAGAACATACGGAACGTCAACTGAGTTGTCCTGCTCGACTGTCGTGTCGAGAGTGTAAATATACCCATCATCACAAGCTATGAAAAAATCGTTTCTGTAATTGGCAAAGGCTGTCGCCTCTATTATGGTCTGTATTCTAACTTCTGTTGTATCAGGGTCACCTGAATCATCTCTTATGTATATGGTGTTATATCCAAGGGTATCATTGTTTCCATAATCCCATCCGTGATCTGCAAGAGACCCAACTGTACCATTCGCCGAGATAGAGTCTTGAAATAATAAATAAGATGGTTCTGATAGAGAGGGATTGCCACCGCCAGTTAGCTCTACATAATATTCGTTAGAGGTTGCACTTGCTGTCCATTTATAAGTAGCTGATGACAAATCCTCTTTAATAAAAATATACTCTGTCCATGGATACCTAACCCGTCCTTGACTAAGAGATGGGCTTTTTGTATGAGCTACTAAACATCTTGCATAGTTTTTCTGTTTTAAGAAATACTGCCCGGTAGCTCCATAATATCCGGCAAACGCATCGTCATCTGTCCAATAGTTTTTTATCCTGTCATCAACAGGGTCTGACTCACAAGATGAACGAAGATCTCCATATTGTTCTACGCCAGAAAGAGCATTGACTCCGCTTTCATTTCCAAACCATAAATCGTTTACTATGTTAATTGCTGTTTTATGTGTTGAATAAACCCTTTGAAATATTGGAGAAATAGCATAGTCAGTCGGGGAACTGCCTGTTAATTTACATAGATACGGCTGAGACTGCTGACCAAATATATAAATAACCCCATAAAATGAAACTATTCCGCCGGTAGGATAGTTGGTTGTATTATCGTCGATTACTCCTATCCATCCGCCACCATTTGTTGTTGACCAGTCAAAGGGGGTGTTCAGGTTTGAATACCACATTACACCTTTATTATAAGGGTCGCCTGCTAAGAATATCCTGTTGTCCTGAACAATACCATATCTTGCACTTGGTGGCCGACCTGGTTTTACTCCTACAACCGCATATTTTAAAGCATCTTCTTTCCATGCACCATCGTAATATTTTGCATCACCGGAAGCTGTTGTAGTATCACACTCGAGCTGGATATAATTTGAAGCATCTCCGCCGGCATAAGTTAAAACAGCATTATAAATAGTAAGAGGAGATAAAGAACCTGAATTAAATGTAAATGTAAGCTTTTCAGATGCTGTGCCTATATCTGCCGCTGAATATGTGGTAGTCGCTGTAGCCACTAACGAGTCATCACTGTCGAGGTATAATTCACATCCCACATTTCCGGTTGGGCTTCCTGACTTTAGGGCATATATTTCTACTGTCGTTATCGTTATTGTATATCCGCTGTCCCAGTCCTGTGTTTCAAAACTAACGCCGGCTTTGGTGTTCCCACCGCTGTAAAGTTTTATTGCGGTGTCAGGAGTTAAAGCGGTGTTATTATATTGATAACCGTCTGAACCAGAACCGTCATCATAAGCTATTTTTACTGTATCTGTGTTTTTATCCCAGTATTTTAAATAACTTCCATCGCAAATTAACGCCTTATCACCAAAGGGAATAATGGTTGCATCGCCTTTAAGTGTAGCTTTTTCTACTGGAGCCTTTGAGCTATCCAGTAAATATAGAATATTATCGGGTTGTGTTACGATTAATTCATCAGTACCACTTGATGCTGGAACTTCGACAACCCATTCTCTACCTGCCGCATTTTTCCAGTCCCTGTTTCCGGTAGTTGTGTCTGTAAATATTCTTAAATTGCTAAGGTCCATATCGAAAGGGAAAAAGGCTATGTGTGTAATATCGTTAGCGAGAGCACTTGTAGTATATCTCGTCAAGCCTTCTCTTGTTTCTATTCCCCCAGTAGGTAGAAACTTAAAATTAACCAGCATTGAAGCTTCGTTCTGCTGAATAGCTGCCGCAGAAAGAGAAGTGTTCAAGCCAAGATTAAACCTGTCCAGCACCAATGGCTTTAGATTTTTAGGTTGTCTTGGCTGTATGTGGCTGTAGTTTATAAGCACTAAATGCACCCTATGTTAAACATATCACTCACTTGTTTTTCTCGCCTTACCCCTCTCGCATATACAAGGTTCATCACTTTATTGTGTTCTATTTCGGCAAGGGTGGCCTGCCTTGAGCTGTCTCTTTCCAGTATCTCAAGGCACTCAACAACCAGCATCCTTTCAATAAACCTGTTGAATATACCACCCCAGGGTAATGCATCGGTAGCGTATGTCGCCATTGCGGTTATCGGCTTCCAGTATGTATGATATATTGTATATGCATCATCGGGAACCCATAAATAACCAACCTTACTGTCTTCTGTTAGATAGTACGCCTCGGGTTGTGATGTGGTTGAATCATAATCCCACTTAATTTTATCCGCTTCAGAAACTTCCTGAAGGTATGAATCTTCTCCGTCCACCCATGAACCATCTCTAAGAAAGCCATTGTGTGTAAAGTCGGGTGTATATTCGGCAGTGCTGGCTACGGTAGTTACAGTTCCTACCGCATAAACAAGGTTACTGGATACATTAACAAGGGTCTGATATATGTCCTCAAGGATAGTGTTTACAAGACCGATTAGTTGAGTATCTGAAAATTGAAGAGAATTAGTGTCTCTGAATTTTATCCTTGCATTATTACCTGCTGTTGCGAGAGTTCCCATTTATTTTCCTTTTTGCCAAAACTTTTTATATTCTTTTGAAAAAGCATCAGCATCTTCTGGGTAATCAAATTCTATAAACTCACCTGTTTTTATTGCATGTTTAAAAGCATCGTCAGGTTTATACTGTTGTAAATTTTTCCCATCATATATTATAGTCGGGAACACTATATTTTTACCATTAAAACTGCCCCATGACATTAAATGAGTAGCCTTATAACCTTTACCCATATCTATAGATGGATATTTTTCAGGAGTTAGTATTCTCTGAACAAAATTTTTGCTTTTATTCTGGGTTAGAATATTCTCTATGGCTGCATCATCCACTGTCTTTAACCTATACCAACTCAATGATATAATTAGGTATTTTACTTATCATCGAGATCGTATTGTCTGATGGATTAACCTCTGGCCTCATAGCCGGATAAAAATTTCTGGCTACTGCAATCGGGTCTTTGCTTGCGTATATTCCTGACTCTGGCGGTATTAGTATTCTGTTTTCTTCAACTGAATCTTTTAATACGTTGATATGCGCCTGAGTTAATAGAACTTCCTCACCAGGCCAGAATACCTTTTTATTAGAGATGGAGTTTACTGTTACCGAAATAGGCATGTCCCTATTATCAGGGTCGCAATTTGACCTGTGTACTCGGCATTTAATTAATTTTTCAGGCTTGGCTTCAGTTTTTGGCACACCTATCCAGCCTCCATCTTTCTCAATCATGTCATAAGAATCGGTCAGTCCCTTCTGATTTAATGCTATTGCCAAAGAACCTTTATTACCAAATACACTTCCATCTGATTTTCTTATTTCCATTTTAATCTCCTTTTTGTCGCTAACCTGTCGTCAGCTTGGTTTGCTAAGGGGTACTGTTACCCCTTAGCTTGTGTTAATTAACTTTATAAATCGGTGCAAAGATGCTCCATTCTTACCAAGAAATCATCGTTAAGAATCTTGGCTGTTTGAGCTACTTTCCAGCCTGAGGTTGCCCTCTGGTCTAACGGGTCTTCTGTACCAGCACTACCCATTTTCTTGATGATGTTTTTAACACTTCCCTTTTGAAGCGGAACTGAACCTACTGCATTGGAAGCAAAAATCAATGTAGTATAAACATCTGTGGTCGTACTGTCAGCAGCTACGCAACCAGTAACTCCTACTGCAACACCGCCGGCAAGATAAATCTTAGAATTGGTTGTTACGAGGATTCTTAAATTCCCCCATGCACCAATTTCTTCTTCCATAACGTCTTTCTGGCTTGCATACTCTTCAACTTTGGTAAAGCCTGAAAGAGCCTCATAATCCTGCCTGCATGATGTGTGGGTAATCCCATAATATGCAGGGGCTATAGGTCGGGTTGCAATTTTCGCTCCGGCCATAACCATACTTCTGACCTTCTTAGCGTTTCCGCCTTCCAGAGTCCTGACTGCTGATTTAACATCAGATACTGCTACTGCCGTTGCCACGCTTGTTCTTCCTGCTACTCCAGCCGCATACCTGACATTTGTGCCAGCGATATAAACATCTCTATCAAGCGTATCCACTGAAAGCCCCATCTGCTCAGATAGGACTTCTCCACCCTCTACAAGTATCGGGTCTAACCCTGTCATCGACACCCAGTCAGAAAGAGTAATGAAGTCTCCGTACTGTTTAACGAGTGCATAGATATCGGTGGTAGTCAGCTTTTTACCTGTAGGGGTTGACCCCTCAGTAAGCGGGGTGGTATTAACCGCAAGAGAACCGTACCTTCTAAAATTAATTCTTGTTCCTGCATTCTTCGGGAGTGGCCGTACTTGGGCAAATCTCGAATGAATCAGGGCGGGCACAGCTCGCTCTAATAGATTCCTGTCGTAATATCCCTGTAAATTTACAGCGACATCACTTGTGCCAGTTATAAGCGCCATATTGTCCTTCCTTTCTTATTTTCAGAATCCTTTGATTCGATCTAATTGTTTTTGAAATTCATCTTTTGAGAGATTCCATACGCTTTTAGTGTCTGCGCCTGGGGCATCTCCTCCGCCGGATTTAACTCTAAATCCAGGTTGCTCAGTTTTTCTCTGCGGGACTTTTGCCAGCTCCTGAGCTTTTACAAAATCGTAAAACTGACAAAGCGCTCCCATGTCTGAATCAACTCTTTTGTAATCAGATACACTTAATCGAGACGCATACTGACCCAGTTTTGGTATAACCATATTACTGTATTCAGGGTCTCGCATTTTTAATGCGTTCTCTACTGTTTTCCCTTGATCTTGAGGTTGAATAGCTGGAACAGGTTTGAAGTTTTTAAGTGATTGAGATAGAGCTTGGCTTATATTGTCCTGTAGCCATTCAGATTCATCTTCATATTCTGTAATGGGTTTAACTTTAAAGGTTTGTTCTTGACCTGACAGCTTTTTTTGCCAATGTTTGTTTACCAGTTCCGCTATTTCAGGATCGGCTTCAATCATTTGAACAAGTTTACCATGAGGCCCCACCTTATAATCATAGTCAAAACCCTTCTGAGCAAGCTCTATAATTTTGTCTTTTGTGAATTTATAGGGCTGACCTTTATGAATGATTTCAACTGTTTCTTCCTCTTCTTCAACTACCTCCGGTTGTTTTAGTTCAAACCTTACAGGTTCTTCTTCTTTGTCGCCTGCCCCTTCTTCAATATCTTCTTCCTCTTCTTCAACTTCCTCGACCTCTTCTTCCTCAATTATTTCTTCTTTTTTAGCTTTTTCAGACATTTGTCCTCCTTGCAGCTATTGTCGCTGCGTTAAATTTGTCGTGGTATAACCACTTGTTATGTCATCAATCCAACACCACTTAGGGGATACTGAACATACTGCATCGGGATTATGAAACAGACATCCGATGTATCGAAGTCTGCTGCCGCTGTTGCAGTTGATAAATCAGCATTCTCGTAAGTGTAAATCCTGCAATATTTGTCTTTTCCTGCCGGCTTGGTAATAGCTCCAACAAACGCATAATTATCATTGCTCTCATTGATGAGAATGAATTGTCCGTTGTCAGAAATACCTGCGCTGAGGAAATCAATCGAACTGTCCTCAAAATAAGTATTGCTACTTGTAGTTCCGTCATGTACCGCTCTAACGATAGGCACGTTCATTCTGAACGCCTGTACGGTAAATGGATTACCATCTACATTTGCCGCTGCTGATGCCCCAATCCCGATACCGTTTGCCTCCCACCATCTGCCTGGCTCTACTGAACTTGGCGCTGCTGTAGGAAAAGCATTTGAAGCATTAGTAAACTTGACAAGGGTGATGCCAGTAGCGGTAGTTAAGGTTGAAATACCATCTGTGTCTATAGACTCGACACCATATCCGGCAGCCATGTCTATAGTCCAAACAACCGAATCTTCCTCTGCTGAACCTTGAATTATTACCTTGGCAGGACACCAGCCGAGATTAAAATAAATCGCTGCTCCTGTGCCCTGTGCAAGTAGTGTTAATTGCTCATTCATTTTATTTGTTCCTTTCTTTTTAGTTTAGTGTTTTTGGTTTTTTGTAGCCCTTGTCGCTACGATGTTTTTGTCGGCTCATCGCCAAAATAAAAAAGCCTCCCAAATTCGGTTTTTGTTCCGAATCTGAAGAGGCTTTGATGTTCTAAAGGCTTCCAGCTTTTTATCTAACGGGCTTCCTAAGAGAGACGTTAGATTGTTATGTAATTATAGTATGTTAAATCTTTTCACCTTTTAATACTTTCTTTAATTGTCCCACAAGAAACCCAAGACCTTTTATCAGCGCCTTGATAAGTTGTTCTGTGTCTATACTCTTCTGTTCCATAACGACCTTTGATATTCTGGGTCAGGCCCAGAAGACGTTCCAATTTTGCAATTAGGACAATTGGCTGAATACCCGCCGTCCCAAATCATTTTATTATTATCAACTCGTTTATATGTTTTACTAATAGCAACTTCTTTATACCCACAAAATGGGCACGGTAATAAATTATTCATAATTTGTTCACCAACATCCATAGATTGCGCCTTTCTGTGGTATTATCAATTTATCCTCGCTATCTGTAAACCTCTGAATTATAAATGTCCTTTCAATATCCAGTTTAATAGTATTAAGGCATTCCCTTAATAATTGGTCATTAATATCAAGCTTACCGCCTCGAACTTTAAAATGTTCTCCCGATACTGCAAACGGTATCCCAGGTTGACCCTTTGGAGAATATAAGGTTTTTTCGGCAGTCCCGCCAATAATCTTGTCTTTTTCAGACTGTGTAATTTCCTTACCACCTATATAATATTTATAGCTCACAAATCTCTCCATATTTAAAATTATCCCGTACCCAAACAAGTTCAACTCCATCGTTCCTAATAGCCTTCGTTAATTGAGATTTAGTCATTAATTTAGAGAAATATTTATCAGTTTTCCGATTCCATAAGCTAACATTAAATAAGCCGTCATTTCTTATAGCACTGTTTGCCATAACCCGAACGCATCCTTTCTGCCGCTTAATAATAATATCAGCAGATTGTCCTTCGATTATTGGCTTTATGTTAATCGGTAAAGTCTTGTATTGTCTAAACTTAATAATATCTCTCATATCCCCTCTGCCTGCCCTTGTCTTTCCGTCAAAATCATCATGTCATATTCCTGTATGTATGTCTGTAGGGTAGTTTTTAATCTTAACACAGCCATAAGGTCGTGATGAACTGTTTGATATTCTTCGAGTTTCGTGCCAAGTGGCAATCTTTTCATAGCTTCAAAACATTGCAATTCCTGATGTTTGAAAAATCCGTCAATAAGCGGTTCTGACAAAAGCCTCTTTGCTTCATTCGCCATGTGAAGTTTACGGGTTTTTTCGGCTGATTCTTGTTCTGTCATTTATACTCCTGTCGGTCGCTGTCCTTCGGTTGCCATCTTTAATAATCCAAGCGCATGGTCTCTTTTTGAGTCTCGTTCTTTCTGCGCTATCTCTGCCATTGCTATTTCTTTATCTTGCTTAAGTTCCTGTCCTGCTAAAATGCTTTCCTGTTTTAATTCAGCCTGAGATATGGTCGCATCCGCCTGCGCTTTTTGAGCCTGAACCTGAACACTCTGTCCTTTAATCTGAAGCTCCATCTCTTTGAATTTCTGCTGTAACTCGACCATCATCTTTTGCATCTCAGCATTTTGCTGTTGCATCTGTTCGGCTTTCTCTAAATAACTTTGAGCATCCTCTATAAAGTCGTCTGCGTTTTTAAAACCAAGCGAAGTGATGTATCTCTTTGAAAGGTTGTGTATCTTTTCAGGAGTTAAAAGTCCAGGGAAATATTCGTTGAGCTTAAATAATACTCCGAGCATGTGTTCTATTTTACCGGCTTCTTCTGCACCTACTGAAGCAGCCACACCCATATTCACCCTTGTAATTACCCTACCCTGTATCATTTCTGGCATAATTTCTTTATCCTGCCCTAATACCTTTGCAGTAAATGGTTTTCTCATATATTTTTGATATAACAAAACACACTTGCGATAAAAGTCTTTAAGTCCTATTTCTGCGAATATTCTTCCAATTAATTCAAGCCTTTGCATGGCAGCATTCTGAATTTGTATAATGCCTCTTGCGGTATTATGCGTGGCAATATAATGCTCCCCAATCAACCATAACCCATCAGGGTTATCAACTGTCAGGCATCGCATTAATCTTGGTTCAACCTTTTTTACAGCAACTATGCGGTAAGCTTTTTTGCGTGTAGGCCTCCAAACCTCAGCCTTTCGTTCAAGGGCAAAAGGACAATCATTTAAATTAAATCCAACTAACCAAAAATCTTTCGTGTTACAATTCTTCCCATTAACCCACTTTTTACCTTTTGTCCTAACCTTTCTAATATTAGGAACTCCGCTTAAACTTCTAATAAGTTTTGATATATCTTCAATTAACCGATAATTAGAATTACCAAAAAAACAAATCCCCTGACTAAAAAAACCATCTGAGTCCATTAAACCTCTTAATAATTCCAGCCTTTGCCCATAAGACGATCTAAAATAAACAGCAGGAATATGAGGATCCCCCCCTGTTCTACGGAATACACCCAGAGAAGATAATCTATGGAAAAGACTATCTTGTTGAGCAAAGAAACGATTGTCCTTAGTTCTCTTCTTTTCAAAACAACTGGTAATACGGTAAGAAATGCCTTGCGGATGGGCATCTTTTTTTACTTGCCATCCTTCTTCCTCACACCGTTCTTTTACTCGACGTATAACTCCTTCATCCGCCGTAGTTATTACAGTATCCCACTTACTACCATCTCCCAACCAAACGCCAAAAACATAAGGATTAATAGGCAAATCGTTTTCTTGTCCAGAGGCAATATGTTTAGGTTTAGGAACACTTACTCTCTCACCACTTTTTAATAACTTAAAAATTTGCTTGGTGTTTAAAATTTTATATTTCCAATGCCTTCCTATATAAACACCCCATAAATGTTCGGCATCGGCAACTATTTCATCTATTTTAGTAGCCCCACTGCCATTAAATTCAACCTTATAGGCATTGTCGCTCAGCGCTATTTCGTGAGCTTTTACAACCATAGTCGGAGTGCCATCGCCGCCAAGAATCATATCTCTATCTTGTATCTCGCTTAAAAAACTCCACGTCCCATCTGCCATAGGGACTGGAGTGTTAATATCTATACGCTTATTAAGTGTATCAGCACTTGTCCCTTGATTATAACGAGTTATTCCAGTTCTGTTCTCTTTTATCGTATCAACGTATTCTAATATAGTCAAATTCCCAGGGTTGAACGGCGCTGGAGTGATGTCTTTAAGTCCATCTACTTTTCCAGTAATTACACTTCCGGGAATGTTATTTAAAAGAGCATAGGTGTCAATCATACTGTTGGGGTCTCTTAACCACCTGCCGGAGTTCTGAAAATCAAAGTTATCAAGTATTCTTCTGAATAGCATAGTTTTGAGATTTTGTATTTCTACTAAAAGGTCTGCATACGAAATGCCAAAAAACTTATAGCAGTCAATTATAGGAGAAAGCGCAGAGAACGGAATAAATTCATCTTTGTTTTCTTCCCATCTTAAAAGGTGTCCATTCCCCATAAAACAGATAACATTCTCAAGGTAACCATCATCGTTTACATCGAGTCTTGTATGCCATTCAATAAATGTTACCGCTGATTTAGCTCCCTTTTCCGTGTCTGTCTGGAGAGGAGAATCTTCACCCATGTAACTTGTTTTTTCACCTTCGGATATTTCTGATTTACTTTCTCCCGACTCAAGCCTGTCTATGTTTTTAAAATATGGTTTCTTTCCTTCGGTTCGTGCCCTGTTGATTCTTTTTATATAATCTACTGTTACTTCGGTCTTATGTCCTTTTCCGTGTTCGTCATTAACGCTTCTTGACTTTGAGCTTGCAAGAAATTCCCAGTGAGGTACATTCTCAGCATAGATTGAATCCTTGATTGTTTTCTTTATCTTGACTGAGATATTCTTAAACGAAATCCCCCCCTGACCGATATCCATCTCACCAGCATTAATAATAGTTACATCGGGGTCTGTGGCAAGCTGTTGTAATCGTGCTGCCGGAAGTTCGTCAAATTCTACAGATATATTTTCCTGGTCTAAATCCCATGCCAGTTTTGTAAAAGCTGTGTCTGATACCAGAGAGTCTTTAAACCATTGATAAAATATAAGAAACAGGTTTGGCGTGCCTTCTCCGAGGTCAAGTTGTATCCTGTCCATCATTGCCTTACCCACCCAGGACTCCTGACCTTTAATTTCTATCTCAATCTTGGGGTCGCCTGAAGCAAAGGTGCGAATAAAATACGGCATCATCCATTCAATAGTATCAAGCACCTCTCGTGTCATAAACTGAGACCGGCCTTTAACTTCGTTACCGAGCTTACGGCCATAATACCGATCCCAGTTTGTTTCACGCTTACCTGAACGAATACCGGAATATTCTTCGGCATCTTTAATTTCAATTTCTACAAGACGCTCTATTTCTTCGTGTGATAGATTAGATGATGCCATTATATTTTATCCCACGAACTTTTCATATAGGCTTGCTTGCTCAATTTTAAGCTTTTCCTCATCGTTAAGTTTCTTTAACGCCTTAACGATTATCTGTGTTACTATCTCACCTATGTCGATTTCTTTGTCCGGGACAACATTATCTGCCCACCTTAAAGAATCCCCGTCCTGTTTAAAATTAAGCAGCTTGTTCTCATCCTCTGTGAATGATAGGTTTTCTTTCGCCTTCCGCATTAATTTCAGGTTTGTGTATGAACCTTCTGCCGGAAGTAAGTTAAGTAACAATAGCCTTTCCAAAACATTTAAAGTCATAATATCTCCTGTCATATTTCCTGGTTAAGGTTTTAAAAACGTATCAAGGAAACATTCATAACAAATACAATACTGCTTTTTAAGTTGATAGTTACCCATCTGATTTTGTAAGAATATAATTTCTGATTTACTCATAGCCGAAGAAGTATCCAGTTTCACAAAAAGTCCACTATAATTTGTCCCTTCATCAAATGTCGTCTCCTTGCCGCATTTATTACATTTTTTACTTTCCGCTTGAGAAATTGTAATCCTATCATTTTCATCCATAATAATATCTCCTGTAAATATCCCTGGGGTTATCACGGGAAAGTCGCCCAGGAAGCAACCTTTCAAGCACGTGTCTCTATCCCGTGAGTGTTTAATTATTAGTTCCATTCAGATGCTAATACTAATGGAATATAATAAGCTGCTCCAGATGCTCCGTCTGCGCCAACACCTACCCTAATACCGATTGTACTTGCTGGCAATTCCGCAAGCCTTGTGCTGGACAGAATGTTTGTAACCCCTGCCGCCGCTGTAAATCCGTTAAAGTAAATAGCATAGCCTGCTGCTTTTGTATCAAAATCCTCTCCAGCGGCAGCGCTCCAAGTGCCTTCTGTTTTAAGCTCAAGGCAAGAAACTCTCTGAGTAGTTCCAATATCACATGCAGCTCCCTCGCCTTTAATATTAAGACAAGCACCCGAGTAAACGCCCCCACTACCTTTATCTTCATTACTAAAGTCGATAGTGCCTTGAAGTGAACGACAAGCTCCAGTTACACGTCCGCCCGTATTAACCTGCATCCAGTTCTCAACACCTGTTACGGTAGCTTTCGCAGCGGTTAAAACAGCATCGCCCTGAAGGGCTGTAAAACTTCCGCCTGCTGCTGTGACATTTGTGTTGAAAAAAGCGCCGCATGGCCATCCACTTGTTACACCGCTATCAAAGTAACCTAAAACAAACCCAGCTATTGCTGTATCATTAACAAGAGGTGTGCCAGTAGAACCCATTTGCATTACAGCCGTTGAACAAGCCCCAGAAATAGAAATACCAGTTGCACATGCACCAGATACAGATAGTCCTACTGCCGTCTGAGCACCTGAAATGTCTATGGCAAAGTTTGCCGCTGTGCCACTGATTTCAATACCTGTATCACCAGATGTCCCGCTTATAGTTATAGCGTTAAGCGTGCTTGCCCCTGAAATATTAATGGCATTGGCTGTATTTGCTCCAGATAATTGAATACCATCTGCACATGCCGCAGAAACCAGGATACCATCCACAGGCGTTGAGGTGTTAATGCTTAATCCAACGGCTTCCGCTCCACTTATGTTAATACCTGCTGTAGTATTTGCTCCTGAAATCGCTACGCCATCGGCGCAAGCTGCGGTGATTGAAATACCGCTGGTCGGTGTAGATGTGGCAATTAGAAGCCCGACTGCTTCAGCGCCCGTGATACCAATAGCGGCTGTCGTACATGCACCAGATATGCTTACTCCATAAGTTCCACAAGTTCCGCTTATACCTATCCCAACCGCTGTGGAAGCTCCTGAAATATTGATTGCGTTTGCAGTATTAGCACCTGACAACTGAATACCATCAGCGCAAGCGGCTGATATCAGAATACCGTCCACAGGGGTTGAAGTGGCAATCTGTATGCCGACTGCTTCCGCTCCCGTAATGTTGATACCTGCAGTGGTGTTTGCTCCACCAATAGCGATTGCATTAGCACAAGCTGCGGCAATGTTGATACCATCGGTAGGAGTTGAGGTTAGAATACTCAGACCAATAGCTTCCGCACCAGATATACTGATCGCTGCTGTCGCACATGCCCCAGTAAGTGAAATCCCGTTGGTGGCTGTTCCTGCAAATAATAGTCCGGTTGTACCACTAAATGCGCTTGTTACCGAAATTGCTGTCGTTCCATCAGCGGCTATGGTCAAGCCGGTGGTGAAAGCTCCAGTAATGTTCAGCGGAATAGCACAAGCTCCAGAAATCAAAATACCTGAAGTGCTTCCAGTTCCAGCCAGCGAAAGCATGTTTACACCGGAAAATCCAGACGTGATCGAGATTCCGGTGGTGCCGTCTGCCGATATTTCAAGGCCGGTCGTGAATGCCCCAGCTACCGATATTGGGGTTGCCGATGCACCACACACAATAGCTGCATGTGTGGATGTAGCATCGTTGTTTAAAAGTTTAGTGAACATAGTATATATTGCTCTACGTTCACGTCCATCTGACATGTCATTTAATATTTCTGCTAATAATTGTCCCATAATTTATTCTCCTATCCTATTAATGTGAATTTCCTGTCATCGCTACCCTGACCCATAAAATTCAACCATTGTCGTTGATAGGAGTCTTGTCGGTTGCTCATAGTCCTACTACTGTTCGTTTTTGTATGTATGCTTCCTGAAGTTCTCTGTCCTTATTTACATCATAATATGGCTCGCTTAATCCCGCTACTAAAAAACCCAACGCCGCTATGATAGGATGTTTTTGCGCTGGGTCTTGTCTTACCTGGTCGGCTGAAAGCCCAGAAAGATATCCTGGTATTTGGCTGTTGTCGCCAAAGTGCATAGCCTTTTTTGTGGGTAATAATAGGTTTTTAATCTGGTGTGAATATAGCCTGAGATTATGCGGGTCATCTGAGAAAGGGGCGTCATTTATATAAATACCCCGTTTCTTTTTTGAAAGTTTTTGATTAAACTTGTCTATGAAGTGCATCATTATCAAATTGTCTGTCTCTCCATGCCATGTTTCAACTAAGTATCTATTTTGATAATCATATATCGCTTTAACGAGTTTTTCAATATCACTGTTTGTATGCTCTGTTAAGAGTCTTAATCTTCTTTTCTTTAGCCTGGGGTCTTCTGGGAAGTCCTCTGCCATTACTATAATAAATCCTGGTTGGTCTCCATAGGGAAATCCAATCCCGCCCGCTATCCTTCTGTACTCTGACTGGTCTATTGCATCATAATAGTAGGTTTTTTTCTGACCAAGTGGTGTCTCAAAATGTTTCTTTTCAATAATAATCATAAATAATTATATCGCCCCATAATCATAAATAAAACTATTATTGGAATAACCAATATCACCACAAGAACACACCTAAGAACTGTTAAATATTCTCTCATTTCTTAACCCTTCTGGGTAATTTTTTACCGGCAGACTCCTTTAGGTGACTCTCTAATTCGTCCGTCGTGATGCTGGATAAAAGTCCCTTGCCGCCTTTTCGCCTGCGAGCGAGCTCCGCACCCATAAGGCCTCTTTGGGCTTCTGAAGTTATTGGCGTGTGTTTTTTACCCTTCTTTTTACAGGCTTTGGTTGTCATGTATGTCCTTACCTAATTATCACCGCATTTTGTTGTATATCAATAGTTTATTTCAATAATGACCAGGTGGTCATGATATTATGTAAACTTTCTGGTTTGTTTTACGGGCATGTCTCCTTGCATCCCTGCCTTTAGTTAATTAGCGGGGAATCCAGAACCGACAAAAACCATAAAGTCACATGGAAAAGGAAATCGCTTTATCAGGCGACATATATCGCTATGCCTAAGCGCCCTGCTCTGGTCTTTAGGTATGAACAGAAACCTGACTATCCTCGTAAGAATAGTTCCTTTGGATGCAATTTGTATTAGCCTGTTTATCATACTTGAATCCGCCCGTATAGATCGGTCATTCCTTTTTTTGTCCGCGATGTCACCACGACATTACATCAGCCCTCAATCTTTCCTTTCGGCTGCACCAGGATTGCGCTGATATAACTGGTGCTCTTTTTACAACGTCTGATAATATTAAAATATGGACGTTGATAATTATTTGTTATTATTATATTTAGGTTAGTTTTGATAATTATTGCCATATTATGTAAACTTTTTAATGTACTTTATCACACTTAACAAATCGCTCATTTCTAATTTACCCTTGCTCATGTCGTTCCGAATCGTTCCAATCGCCCTTCCTGTAATTTGTGCTATGTCTTTTACTGTGTAATAATATTTATGGTAACCTTTACCGTTTTGCCATCTTTTATCCTGCATAATGATATAAGCACTCTCTAAACGTCATCAAACCACCTCATGCCAAGTCAGCTCCCGCAAAAAACCCAACTCGTATTAAACTACTAATACCATAGCGAATACTGTCTAAACAATTGTGTACAAGAATGCTATTGGCAAAAAACTCATGATCTCCTTCTATTGTAAGGTCATAAACTTGCTTTGCTGTCCCGACCACACACACGCTTTGCACACGTTCTAGAACAACTTTTGGTTTTACTATATTTGTTTGTTTTAAATTGCTTTCCGCATACCTCGCATTCTCTTGTGATGTTGTCAACCCCAGAGGCTCTGCGCCAAGCTGATTTGCATTTATTAGAGCAGAAAAGATCAGCGTTCCCAATTTTCTTAGGTAGGAATAACTGTTCACAATGTTTGCATATTTTGGGTATTGGAATAAATTTTTTATATGCAATTGCACCAATTTCTCTATGTTTAATTTTTCCTTCTGGGCTTGAATGCCATGCCTTTGTAAGATGTCTGATCTTGTCCAAATGTTCTCGTTGAAATCTTTTCCGGGCATCATCCCATTCATGCTTTTTTGCGTGTTCTGATGGGGAAAGGCAGGCGAGGTTTGTAATATCATTGTTGGAAGAATCGCCATCTTTATGATGGATATGGTGTCCGATAGGTATTGATCCGTAATGGTCTTCCCATATCTGCCTATGTAATTTAATAGGTGTTTTATGATTTGCATACGATCTTGTAAAATAAGTACGATCTGCCTTGTTGTTGCTGCTTGGATATCTTCTGTAAGTTTTTCCCTTATACTCTGTTGTTTCAACCATGACTCATTCTCCTTTAATGTTATAGTTGAGTCATTATATCTTAAAGCATTGGCAAATGTAAAGCCTTTTTTATTAATAAAAATTTTATGGCCTGGGGTGCAAACAATTGTTTTTTCTCCGATATTAACGCTGACAACCTTTTTATTAACTCCGGTAACACCAGAAAATAAAACCTTTCTAAATCCAAACCTTGTTAAAACAAAATCACCTACTCTTACATCTTCAATCGGGACATTGCCCCTTGACGTAGATATTTTTGTTCCAGCTATAAAGCAATGATTGTGTTTGTCTATTATAATTGGTAGCACTTCTTCCGTTAATCTATCGGTTTTATAACTGTATAGTCTAAACTCTTTGGCTGTGTGCTGGCATCTCTCATGGACTATAATGCGTTGAAATCCTTTCATAACTGTAATACCGTCTTCTATTGAACCTTGCCACTTGGGGGCTGCGCTGATATTAAACCCCTGTCGCTGCATGTGGCTGATGGTCTCCGGTCGTGAGTTGTCGGCTTTTATATTCCATTTTCTCGCCCCTGGAATACTATCAAAAAGCTCTGGAAGGTCGTCTATTTCCACCCCCATTCCATACGCTTCCCTGTCTATATAAAGGCACTTATCTTTCACCCAACACCTAATCAATACTGTGGGATCATTAGAAAATCCCCAATCTGCTCCATAATATAGTTGTGTGTCATCTGATGGCTCATTAAATGTTTCTACCGATACCCTGTTTTTAAATATTACCGCATCTCCTATCTGCCTGCAATCCCCGCCCCATACATGCTCGTATGCTTCGGGATCAACTTGTAACATATACAGGCGCTCGTCATTAAGCACCTTTGGAAAATACGGATTATCTTCCCACCCAACCTTTTTTATAATACTGTTAGGTGGTGTATTTATTACAAATCTTTGATATGTCGGGTCTGTTTCTTCCTCTGGGTTGAAGGATATCCATATCTGCGATTCTTCTTTTCTGATGGTCGGAATAAGTATCTTCCATGAATTTTGAGATATGGCCTGAGCCTCTTCTACCCATACAATATCAATACCTTCTGTGGACTTTATCTCCTGTATTGAGTGGCGTAACCCCTTGAAAATAAACAACGACCCCGCTTTACTTGTAATGGCTGTGTTTGTTACGTCAAACCACTGGTCAAGGTTTAAATCGTGTATTCTGTCGGCTAAGAGCCGATGCACTGAGTCTGCTATTGATGACTGAAATTCTCTTGTACATAGTATCCGTAACGGCTGTGAATATGCCCTTATTATTAGGGCTGTAGCAAACGAGAAAGACTTAGCACCACCTCTTCCGCCGTAATATATCTTATATCGTGCCGGCTTAAACAGTCCTTTAAATTTAGGTGGTAGTTTGATTTCAATTTCTTTATTCTTCTGCACCAAAAGACACCTTTAACCCTGGTGGTAGTTTAATGTTTTGGTTAATGTCCTGCTGGTCTTTCCAACGATGCTTGTTCTTTAACGTCATAGCAGCTATACCTGGATACATTTCCTTACATCTCATAACCCGTGATTCAAGGATTGACTCAATTTCTTTTTTATAGTCTTCTAATTCGATGGGGAATTTCTCGTCTCTTAGATATAAATAAGATGACATCGGTAATGATAACTCATATTTACATTTAACCATTAATTCTGTCTCTGTAATAATATTTTTATCAATAACTAATATATCCTTAGCTTTCTCAAATAGGTCGAACGCCACTTCAAGTGTGTATATTTCCCTGTTCTTGTTCCCTGGTTGTCCTCCAACTTTAGTTTTTTTACCTGCCATTATTATTCCAGTCCCAGATTCTCTGGTTTTCCCTGCGTGTGGATTCTTCCTGTTGTTGTCTTATAATCTCTCGCTGGTTCTCTATCATTTCTTTGCGGTCTCGTGCGGCCTGTTCTTCTACCGCTTGCTGGCGTGATTTTTCGTATTGCTGTTGTTCGTGTTCGTGTTGAACGGGGTCCATAAAAAAGGGGAGGTCGGCTGCAAAAGCTTGGACAGAAATTAATAGTATAAGAATAAATAATAATCTCATACAGGCCATCCGTATAGTGTAGTAATGTATTGTTGTTCGTAGGAGAGGTATTCTCCGAGTTGTTTTTTGATGTCTATCATACAGGCAGTTCTCTGGTCTTCTCTTCCTTCTATGTTCACTGTGAAGTTGTCAAAGTCAATCAGGACGGTTCGGCAGTTATAGTTATTGGCGATGGAATCAATGCACTGGATGAGATCAAAGCTGTTCATGTAAACCCCTTTCGTCCCACGCTCTTTCTGCGGCTTCGTGTATTGCTAAAAAAGCATTAATCATAGCCAGCTTTTCGAAATCACGGCGGTTTTCCTTCCACCATACTTCAAAGGGGCAGTCTTGACTAAGTGATTTTTGTATAATGGTTGTAATACAACCTCCTGTTATCCTATTATATGTTGTCTTAGGTCAGAGGGACTCCCGCAGTTAAAAAGTGTATGGATATTTAATACTCTGTATCATACTAAGAAACAAAAAGCAAGCTTTATTTTCATTATATTAATAACGAGGGTTGAAAATGCTTATCTATCTTTGTGCCTTTTGATAAGTTTTCTTTCGCCCACATTGGTTGTAGGTTACTTAACGCCCAACATTTCTTAAAGTCTTGGTGTCCCACTTTCGTAAAGTTATGAACACTAATTGGTATTTTATGTTCAATATGCCATTCTCCATAATTCTCCCACGTCATACCATTAACGAATTGCTTTTCAAGGTGTTTTCTAAGATCGTTAAGTGTATATCCAATGATGGTTTCCCAGGAACGACCATTTCTATTCTCCCTTAATGACTCACTTACAGCCTTAGACATATTCCGACCCAATCTGAACTTAATATCTATTCTACGTTTTTGTTTATGCCATGCACTATAATAAATTGCAGCCTTCTTTTTATTAGATGCCACCCAAGCTTTCGCCTTGGCGAGTATTCTCTTTTTATTGGCTTCATAGTAAATTTTTCTCTTAATTCTTATTTTAGCTTTATTTCTTTCAAGGTAAAGAGCACGCACAATTTTAATTTTATCTTTATTAGCCTCTCTCCACGCTTTCTCGTTCTTTTTTACTCTTTCTTTATTTGCATTATTCCATGTGTTATGACGAGCTAATAGTTTTTCTTTATTAGCTTCATAATAGGCTTTATTATAATCTTTTATACATTTTTTAGTGTCTTCTTCCATCCAATATACTCTTGCACAATATGCAGTATATGTCAATAGAAAAAAACACAAACAATGCAAAAAGTTAACATAACACCCAAGTTATGTCAACTATTTTAATATTTGTTGATAAAATACCTTTAAATTACATTCTTTGCTAATTTGATACACTTTTGTAGCCTATGATTTTATTACATATTCTTCTTGTTTTTAGCTTATTCTTGCATATTTGCAATATGTTTGTGCCTATGATAATCAGCCTGTAAACTTTCATGTTTTTCCGTTTTTTTTCTGCCTAAAATTATTATTTCCTTACATCTTCAGCACTTACAAACTATTTTGCAGTTATTTTTAAACTTGGCACAAAACTTGATATATACATTATAAACAACCAAAAAATTATTAACCAAAAAAAGGGAGGATTGAAACATGTATAAAATAAAAACCAACACGAACAAAAGGTTTTTTCTGGGCTGGGTTGAAACAACCCCGCTTGAAATGAAGTACCACCCTGCTCATGGCTATTGCAGCAGGGGAGGCAAAAGTGTCGCAACAAAGAAGGGATTTGGGGGCATTAATTACGCCCTCAAATATCTCAATAAAGAGATAACAATTGAGGGCGCACCGGCGGGGAATCCGTCTATCGCTGGTGTTGAAGGCGGCCCCGCCAGTGAGCTATCTTACTGGTTTGAAAAGGCCTGACAGGTTTGGTTTTAGGGAGGTAAAAACATGAAATATACACAAACAGAAAAAGACCGAGCTATAAAAAAGGTTGAAATTGCAATCGACAAAATGGTTGATTTGCAGGATATGGGATTTGGTTGTAATGCGGTTGCAAGGGTATTAGAAACGTTAAATAGTTTAAGAGGTGATATAGAGGACAACTAAAAGGAGGGAAGGACTATGAAACCAATAATTTTGAAAAAACTAAAAGAGAAGGGCGCGAAATGGGAAATCACAACAGAAGAAGACTGCCTAAAATCTACAGAGGGCGCAGGATACTGGAAGATTGGAACAGTATTAAGTATGCTAAGGCAGGGGCAGGAAGTTTTTACGCCGACCGCTCTGTATAGAGCTATCTGGCCACAAGTAAACAACTAAGAGGAGGTAGGAAACATGAAAGAATACACAGGATATGAACTACAAAGATTAGTTAATAAATTAAGGCTTATTGGTATGAATTCCGATGCTGATAAACTTGAAAAAGATCATAGAATTAATTATTTAAGCAAAGAAGCCAAACTTATTGTATCGTTGGAAGCACGATAACGCGGAGGAATAAATCATGCAAATAAAACCAATATCCTGGATAGTATTACCACCGGTCGGGTTCCCGTGCCTTAGATGCCGCGAACATGAAGCAGAATATCGAGTTACAGTCCAGCTGAGTCCGGCAAGCACTTTGACAGCTTGCCTATGCCCTGAATGCTCACAGCTCGGAGAGCTTGAGCTTGTGGCTCACTTTATGGAGGTGAAATATGAACGAGATTAAAAAGGAAATTATCGAGCTGATGATCCTGTTTTTTATAATCTTTTTCGGGCTGATTTGGGTAGACATAGGCAATAGAGAGCTAATACATAAAGAGGCTGTGTATCAGGCTGGATTTAACCTTGATTTCGAAATACCAACTGGATTTGAGGATACTATTGTTCGGCCTGATTAAGCGCAATAATTTCCTTTTATATCCCTGATCGGTTCACAGTTTCCTGCTTTTCCGTGTTGTTTTTACAGTCCAATAAGATGCTCTACAACGGAATATTACTCGGGTGTCCTCGTGGTCATTAACCACCCTGGCTATCCATTAAGTATCTTAACCAGTCATATCGTGTCACTTTGCCCTGACACATCAGATTGATGTTTTATTGGTGATACGCCAGTCTGATCCTGAAGGCGACCCCTTTGGGGGATCAGGTCGAAGGTCGTCAAGGAAGACGTTGCCCTCACTGTTGTTTTCCACACCACAAGTGCCTGTATGGTAGGCGGTATTTTCTTGAAAATTCCTAATCAAGACGGTACTGGTGCTATTTTTTACCTTGAAAATTCAGCACTTCTTAAAAGGCAATAAAAAACCCCCACAAACTCGCTTAGCGACTCCATGAGGGTTCTTTGTTTTTGAGCTGCTAATAGACCTATAGGTATTCCTAATAGGTGTCCCGATCCTCACGAATACGGGCAACTCAAAAATATATTCTTTTATATTACTATTAGACATGACAAGTTCTATACTAAATTACTGGGGACTTGTCAAGTCTTTTTTTCATATTTAAACCTTTTGACTAAGTTTTTTATTCAATCTTCTAACTAATTCTTTACCAGCTATACCAGTTTTCTTTTTTTCTCCTTTCCTCTTTAGGAACATTTCGCACAGACCATGTTTGTTTACTTTATAACTGCATAAATAGCTATGGTCTTGAACGTGAAACATAATGCAAACGTACCCTTTTACGGTTGAACACCGCCCGCAACTGCAAACACGAATTTTTAACTGAAATTCGCACTCGCAGCAGCAGGCGTTGCTTAATTCTTTTCTACATTTCATGGCTTTTCCTCGCTTTTATGACATTTTTTACACAGTGTTTCAAGATGGTCAGGATCGCAAAGTAAGTATTTCCTGACTGCATCATAAAGAGCTGACCAGTTTTCTACGCCGATTTTGTGATGCACTTCGACCTTTACCTCTTTACCCTTAGCCTTGCTCTGTTTTACGCCGCACTTCTGGCAAGTATATTTATCGTCCTTGAGTCGCTTTGCTCTTTCTCTGGAACGAAGGAACAATCTGCGAAGCGCTGACCGAATTTGTGAGTTGGTTGTAAAAAGTGATTTTTTAGCCATTATTTAATCCCAAATTTTACTCCACAATGAGGACATATTATTACCCCCTTACCTACCTATGCCCCTCCAAGTTAAAGTTGAACCTTGAGTCTCTCAGCCCCCTTAAAACAGCTTTAACTGGCTTGCTTCTGCTTCTATACGCTTGGCCGCTATCTCTACATACTCAGGATTTAATTCGATACCTACAAACTTCCTGTCATGCTTATAAGCTGCCACGCCTGTCGTGCCTGCTCCAAAGAACGGGTCGAGTATTGTATCTCCTTTATCTGTTCCTGCTAATATACATGGTTCTATAAGAGCTATTGGAAATGTTGCGAAATGCGCTTCCTTATATGGCTTGGTGGTTACTGTCCAGACCGAGCGTTTATTCCTGCCAATTATTTCTCCATCTTCATTCCATTTGCCCTTTGCGAGACCATGTTGAGTTCCTAATAATTTAAAGGCATCTGTCGCATATTGCCCCCCACCCATAGGATTTCCCATTCTATTGTCTACGAATGGCTCTTTTATCGCCTCAGCATTATAATAATACTTAGCATTCTTGCTCAGTAAAAATATATACTCATGTGCTTTAGTGCATCTGTCTGTTACGCTTTCGGGCATCGGATTCGGTTTTGCCCAGATTATGTCCTGCCTGAGATACCAGCCGTCAGCTTGAAGGGCAAAGGCTACTCGCCAGGGAATGCCTACAAGGTCTTTTCTTTTTAAATTAGTATTCTTATAATATCGAGCATTTCTTGACGGTGTTGTATCTTTATAGTTTTCATTCTTTGCCCGTTGATCTGCTTGTATTCCACTCCCTATTTTTACCGACATTTCTTTTTTACCATCACTCAAGTAGCTATCCCCCAAATTCAGCCAAACAGTCCCATTATCTTTCAATACTCTTCTAACCTCACTAAACACCTCAACCATTTTTTCGACATATTCTTCAGGAGTTTTTTCAAGACCGAGTTGATTGTCTATTCTTTTAGCCCCGCAATTCCTACATACACTTCTATTGCCACGAAAAACTCGTTCCTGCCCAATCTTTTTTGGGTCAGTATCTCCACTACTTATTGTATGTTTGCAATCACTATCCCCACCTTCCCATGTAGCAGTTTCATAGTCTCGTAAGCCTCATCACCAGTATGGAGGACTTGTAATCACCGACTGGCAACTTTTATCCTCCATACTCTTTAATACCTCCAGAGCATCACCGCAGTAAATACTGCCTTCTGCTGTTTCATAGTATGGCTTAATCATTTCTTATTCCAATTTGGTTGGAGGAGGCTGGATTCAAACCTGCATCTTTAGGAAAACTCGATTATAAGTCGAGGGCTGCTTCAGCTTTAAATTCCGATACGTCTATCAATGACAAGCATATTTATCAAAATAACTTCTTGCCAATTCCGCCACTCCTCCATATTATTTCTTATTCCAGTTGTCCGATTTTTTAGGACGACTGTTTCTCCTCAACTCCTATGGCTTAATCATTTCTTATTCCAGTTTATATCCGGGACCAGCTTTCAGAATCGGACCGGGCTTTTTCTATGGCTTTTCTCGTTTTATTTGCTTTATTGCACTTTATCTTTTTTATATAGCCAACTAATAACCGTATGATTTCCTTATTAAAATTAATATTATATAGTTCTTGAAAGGTTTTTTTGCCCAGAGAATGCACGTTATTGTGGTGGTTCATACACAAACAAACCGCCCCATAATCAGATCCACCTGACCCACGACTAAGTGTATGATGTGCTACTATATCCCCGATACATTCGCTATTCAATACCAAGCATGGCTGAGATTTTATGTATGCAAGATAGTCTTTATCTGTTTCTCTTATGGGCTTTTCATGTGTCATGTGTTGCATCCTTAAATGTTACAATCTTTTTTAACCACGTCAGATTCACTCGACGTGTTGGCCCCATCCTCTGCTTAGCTATATTCAGCTCCGCCCTACCCTCCCATTTTTCCATTTCATCTGTTTTTGAGCCGTCTTCATGGTATTTTTTTCTTAAATATTCTTCATGCCTATATATAAACATTATAATATCGGCATCTTGCTCTATCGAACCCGAATCCCTCAAATCTGCAAGTAGTGGTCTTTTGTCAGTTCTTTCTTCGCATTTACGATTTAACTGGCTTAATAAAATTATTGGTATTTCAAGCTCTTTTGCTAATATTTTCAATCGTCTGGATATTTCGCCAATTTCATAATTCTTTTTCTTTGACTGATCCCCTTCAATTAATTGTAAATAATCAATAAAAACAGCCCCTATATCTTCTTTCTTTTTTAACCTTCTGGCTATCCGGCAAATATCTAACAACCTAAAACAATCTTTATCTATAAGAAAACTATTTAGTTCATACAATCGGCTTGATGCTTCTGTTTTAATTATCCAATCTTCTTTTGAAAAAAATCCATTTCTAAATTTAACTGAATTTATTCCGCTTTCGCTTGAAATAATAGTATCGCAAAGCTGTTCTTTCGACATTTCCAAGGAAATTATTAAATTACAAAAACCCGCTTTAGCCATATTAATGCTCATTGCCCGCATCAAAGCACTTTTTCCCATGGATGGCCGCGCAGCTATTATAATTAAATCACCCTTTTGAAAGCCACAAGTAACAGCATCAATATCTTTAAATCCGGCAGGCATACCAGTTATGTTTGATTTATTATTATAAATAAGCTCGTGCCGATCCTCGCCTTCCATAATAAGTTGCTTTAAACTTATATAACTCTCAGTTTTAACTTTTATATCTATTTTTAAAGCATCAGTTTGGAATTGGTCTATAACCTTCTCTGGTTCATCCTCAAGATTAAAACAATTTTGAATTGTGTTACTGCAAATCTCAATGGTTTTTCTTAAAACAGCGCATTCTCTTATTTTTTGAATGGTATGCCCAGTATGTGTTGGGACTGGGCATTCATCTGTTAATTTAGTTAAATAATAAGCTCCCCCACAATCCTCAAGCGTTTTAAGTGATTTTAATTTTTCAGAAACAGTTAATAAATCAACAGGTTCTTTTTTGAATTTTAAATCGAGAATGGCTTTGTATATTTTTTGATGAGCTGTTTTATAAAAGTCTTCTGGTGTTAGAATGTCTAAGGTTTCTTCGCAAACATCGGGAAACAACAAACATCCAGCGATAATACTTTCTTCATAGGGTAGGTTCTGCGGAGGAACTTTGTATAATTCATCCATTATGCTAAGATTTCCTCCAATGGTGGCTGATATCCGTTTGGTTCTATTCTCTCAATAGTTATTTCATCGTTCCAACGTTCTTGATTCAACCATGTGGTTGGATGTGGTATATATTTACCACCGTCTTTTTGCCATGACTCGGATTGTTTTTGTATTGCAAGAGCTTTTAAAATAATGGAAAGGTTAGGTAATTTAGCTTTAAACCATTTTTGCTTAGCTTCTTTTTTATTTACCTTTCTGGGGTAGGCATTCCAAAATTCTGTAAAACTCTGTTCAAGGTTTGCGTCATGCTCTTTTTTTTTGACGCTGTTTTTGACGTTATATATATTATCTTTACTTATCTTAATTTGTGCAGGAGTAACGCTTGCGTCATGTAAGATTGACTCTTGAGTTATATTAGGAATTTCAGGAGTTGTTTCTCTCGCAGGGTTTAAGGCAGGTTGTTTTTCGTTAAAATCAGGGTAGTTAAGGTAAACCTCACCATTAATCTTATACCTTACAATCAATCCTTTTTCTGCCATTTCATCAAGTGAGTTGGAAATTGTTTTAACAGAATGTCCAAGCCGAGTGAAAACCAAATTGTTAACCATTACAGGATCAGCATAAAAATTGCCGTTAATGTCGAGGTGTGAAAGTAGCCAGGTATAAAGAAGGCGAACTGTGTCATTAGAAAGACTGGCTAACTTTTGGCTCTTAGAAATACGATTCTGTAACATGCGTCCTTTAGCCATAATTTAACACTCTATAATTTGTATATTTTAAAACAGTTTATTAATAACTCTTCTGGAATAACAAAATTAAAAGTAGTTTTTTGCTTATCGGTTGTAACTATTTTTATCCAACCGTGAAGTATTTCTGGAGATGTTTGGCTAATAATAATCCCTATTTGTTTTCTTAATTCAGTAAATTTAAAAACATATATTGCATTTAGATGTGGAGAATAATAATAAAGACGCTCCGCTGGGGATCGCCATCCCCAACCTAAATAAAAATATGGCGGTACAAAATGATTAATTCTGTTGGTTTCAAAAAGAATGTTTTGTGATTTACCAAGCCACTTATCAGATTTAATTTCTCCTAAAACAATCCTGCCGTGCATATCTTCTATACCACAATCAACATCAAGTCTTTGTGAAAATCTAAATTCTCTGGTATCTATAACTTCTTTTCCATAAGGATTTTCTTTAAGCCATTTAAAGACAATTTCCTCTGCTATTTTACCAGCTTCCATTAAACTACCATTATAATTTTTATTCGCTCTCAAAACCCCATCCCTCCCAATTTTTCCTCTTAATGCCACGATGAAATAATTCTAAATATTTTGCTTGTGGATACATAGTTTCAATTATTTCATACACAATGTCTGGTTTTTTGCTATGTTTTATATTTTCTCCTTGAATTATACTTTTATATTTTTCTCCCATTGGCAACATGCTTCCACGAACACCTATTAACAATAATTCATGTTGGCCATAAACATAGAAGCCAGCAGTATGACGTGTTTTAATCCAAACAAAATTAGTTTTATAATTAAAACCCCAATACTCCAAAAGCTCAATAGCTTCTTTTAAAAGTGGATTTGTAGCCCACATAAACATAATAGAATTTTCATAAGCCAAATCTTCAATTTTTAATGTTTGCAATTCTTCAATACTCATAGTTGAATATTGGCCTTCGGCACTCATTTCAAAACCAGTATTTCTATATTCCCAGGGCGGATCACACAATAAAACATTGTATTTGTTGGCTGGTAATTGTATTGGATTTTCTTTTAATTCCTCTTTTTCTTGAGCCTTTTTTTCTTTTAAAGCTATTTTTAAAACACCTGAACTTGTAAGCTCTTTTCCACCGCCTTTAGTTTCAACAATATGTTTTTCAAAAACATCTTCTGGCAAACTTGCAGTTGCTTGCCAACGTGAAGATTGAATTTTAGTAATACCTATTTCTTCAAGTGTGGGTGGTGGGTTAGACGGTAACACTCTGTTACCATCTAAATCTAATCTTCCAGCATAATCAGAACCTTTTGCTTTTTCGGTTTCTTGTAATATCTCACCAGCTCTACGCTCTGCCCTAATCTTAATTTCGGCAATATCGTTCTGTACTTCAAGCGATTCACCTATTTGCTTTGCATAGGCTTTCATAGCTTGTGCCTTATCTCGTATGTCTTTTATCTCATCAATCGTTTTAGCTTCAATAATAGCTTGCTTTGCTTTATTCCATTTAATTAATTCCATAAACATTCCTTTCAATCATAATATCAACCTCGCTTAAAAACACAAAAGGCGCTTTGACTGAAGGTCTCGGTCTTCACAAACAGCATTGCGCTGTCTGATTGTCAAAACGCCATTTCTATTTTTAAATGTGATTATTTGAGAGCCGAGACTTCTTCTCATAGAATTTTATCCTTTCCACTACCCTATCCTACTTATAAACTTATGTCAAGATTTATTATCTGGCTTCAGGTTCTTCTGCTGGGTTAGTCGCATCTGGCAATGGACACCAATTAGGAAACCCACCGCCGTCTAAAATGATTGTTCTCTGCGAGAGTCCACAGAAATTCTTAGTCACAACAAACCATGAACATTCTAAACAGTTTGTAATAATGTCTATTTTTTTCATAAATCACTTTTCAGGAGGCCACTCCCCTACAATAATCGGGTTGGGGTGTGCTGCATCATTCTCAAGCTCGCACAGATCGCCATCATCCCATTTAATACATACAATACCAGAGTTCCCATCTTCATCTGCTACCAGATCACCAATTTTATATTTCATATAGCCTCCTTTTAAACTGTTAAGAGTTATCATCTGGCTTCGTTCTTGGGTTCTTCATTATAACCATTTTGTTTTATGCTGTGCATTTTCAGATTTTACTGGCGATAATCCTGCATTAGCTCGTTTTTCGCATATCTTACAAAGACCCTTCGCTCCACTATGTCCACGAAAAATTGATAATCGTTTACCATCGCTACGATTCCAGCCATAAATACACATTGGAATATAATTGTGTGTTTCGTCAACAGCATATAAATGAGAATGCTGTAATTCTTCCCCTGGGTTTCTCCCGATTGCCTCAACGTATTCCATAAACCTCCCAACCTATAAAATTATTTACCTTCGTTCTTGGGTTCTTCATATATCGCTACACAAGTATTCTTAGTACCGCACTTCGGGCAACCAACCTCGCCCATTACAGCAGCATAGAAAAGGTTGCCGCAGTCTTTGCATTTAGCTAATATCATAGTTCACCTTTGAGTTTTTCCTCTTCATATATCGCCACCTCAGCGTTTCTTTAATTCTTCCGCCACTTCTTTGCAATAGTCTCCTGCCACAGACAGCCAAACTGACAATAATTTGATTGTTTTTTCTAACTTATATTCTTGACTGTATAGATTGTTTAAACTATCAGTCACAAGGTCGATTGATGCTTTAATTTTATCTTTCTGTTCTTGGTCATGGCTTATCCTTCCAGATTATCTTACTTCCGCAGAACGGGCAGAATCGAAAAGGCAAGCCTGTATATTCATACGCTGAGTCTTCTATCATTTCCATAATCTGCTCATAACTCTGCTCCCAGCCTTTGCATCTGTTTATGCTATCACACACAATGTCATTGCGTTTCACCTTGTCTATAATGTCGTCTAATTCTTCTGAAGTTCTCATTTAATCCCCCTCACAAAACCTTAGTCACAATAAATGCCCACAATTCATCTGTCGTTATTTCCATTAAATTGATTTTGGGCATCGGTTTGTCTGTGTTAGACGTCATGTTTAATATCTCCCCTACTTGTATCGCAAAACATCCCAGATCGAAACAATCTTTATCATGCTCTGGCATGAATTGAATATTTTTGTCTTTGGTTATAATTTTCATTTAGTTCTCTTTAGTTTTCTTATACTCTGCTTCTATACAATGTTCACATATTTCATAAACAAACATCCTGACTTCTTTGGAGTTTAAAATAAGTTTTTCCAAACTTTCATAGCGGCTAAGAACTTCATTGTAAATTTCACGAAAGTTATCTATCATTTCGCCCTCACTTTAAATATTGGAATGTTTCCGTATCTATAATTACATATTCTGGACTTAATCCAAGCTTTTTCTCAAGTTGTGGATGTGTATGTAATTTATGTAATTTATGCTCTTCAGTCATGGCTTATCCTTCGGCTTCGGCCAAAATCTGCTATGTAAGGGTGGCGATCCATTCATGGCTTGGTCAACATCATTTAGTGCCGCTAAATATCCACCATTATAACCTTCTCCCGCCATTGCCCCATTACCATAAGCCAATGAACTTCGGGCATTCATTTTTATTGTTTCATTAACTTTTTGCCGTGCGAAGTCCAATGCTCGTTGTATTCCTTTTTTTGCCATTTTAGTCACCTAACATTATAGTTCAGTGGTACGGTTTTGAAACAAAGCATTTTTTACAATATTCGTTTTGATGCGTACCCTCGACGCCCCACTCATGATCGCCACCTTTAACGCATCCGCTTTTCATTTAGCCCTCAATATTTGTTCTTATTCTTCTCATTTCTAACCTGAAGTTGTTTTTTTAATTGATTAATGATATTTTCCATTTGAGTTTCTTTTTCCAGCAATTCTATGCTTTCAGGAAAAACCTTGAGCAGATCCATTACTTTTGAATAGTGTTGTTTCCCCTCGCAGAGAAGTTTTTCCAGAATATCTGTTTTAATGGGTCTGCGTGGCTTAGGCTTTGATGGATTATTCATTATTCTCCTTTTTCTGATACCAGGTGGTATGCCCCGCAGTGCGTTGATTTTAATTTCTATCATCTTAAGTCATTTTTATCTTTAAAAGTTCATGCGCTGGAATATCAAAAGCCTTTATGTATTTTATAATAATACTCGAATGAATAGCACGCTGATTATTAATGTGTTTGAACAAAGTGCTCGGTGTTACCTTTGCTTTCTTTGCCATTTGTGTTAGTGTAAGCCTATGTTTCTTTTTATATTTTGCGAGTGTGTTCAATGGTTTATATCTCCTTTCAACAATGCCTATCATAAACCAAAGTAAAAGTCAAGGAAAATATTTATTGCCAGATGAAAAAAAGTTCTTGCAATTAAAAATAAACTATGCTAAGTGATAAAATCATCGGGGGCGGGCAATGTCTTACCTCCAATTAAATCTTTAACCCCGCCCCCTAAAGGTAAAAGATGCAAACATTTAAAAGAATATGCACTAAAAATGTTGATATTAAAGATGACGCAGGTAATTGTTTGGAATTAAAAAAGGGCAAAGAATACATAGTCTCGGCAGAAAAAGATGGCGAGGTTACAGTATTTAGTAATTATTGGGTGGACGTTCCTGCTAAATTATTTGGCGAAGGAAAGGAATTTACAAAATGAAAATCCAAGAGGTTTATGAAGAAGTTGAAAAGATGACCGATAAATATTTCTGTGTTTCGTATGAAATGAATCGGCACAATATTGGAGAAATAGAAATTATATGCGATATTTATCTTCAAGAGTTTGGTCATTTTTCTGCGCCTACTTTTGAAAACGCCCTTCTTAAAGCAAAAGAGGGAATGGGTAAAATTAAACCAGATATTTTAGACATTGATGGATAGGAGGCATTATGGACTTAGCAACATATCTAAAAGAACAGGCAATTAACGACCTGAAGAACCTTTTTCCAGAGGCAATCGGGGCAGGGCAGATAATTCCGCAACAGGCGCAGTATCCTTACACAGATAATGACCTCGAAGTTGCGGAACTACTCGCAAAAGAATTGACCGAGATTGGGGTGTTATACACAGCGGCAGAAATGCAAAAGATACGCAGATTTATACAACATAAAAGGCTTACAACTATGGTGGGGATAAATGAGAAAACAGACTAAAATATGGACAACTAAAGACGGCAGGCAAAAAGAAATAAAAAATATGGAAACATCGCATATAAAAAACGCCTTAAATATGCTTTTAGAAAAAGGATTTATTTCACACGAAACCCTGTCTTTCTATCTGACCTGTGAGCCACCAAATGGTGATATGGCAAATTACGCTTTTGAACAAGAATTAGATAATGTTCTTAAAAGCCCTACAAACCTATTTATTGATTATTTTGAAGAAGAACTTATAAAAAGAAAAAGTAATAAGTAAATATAGCATAAGCGTAATTTTACAGGAGTTGAGATTAAAGATGCAATATAAAAACCGTTATAATTTACCTGAGCCTTTAGTTTCGGTGGTAGAGAACGACACTTATACAGCAGGTGATAGTAATATATCAACCACGTCATTAGTTCTTCCGCCTCGCATAGTACAGTTAACCAAAAGACATGGGCATAAGATATATGAAGACGTTTCTGATAACATTTATAAGCTGATAGGTTCAAACACTCATTATATTTTAGAGCGCATTAAAACTCCGAACTGCATTAAAGAAAAAAGATATTATACAGAAGTTTGGGGCTGGAGAATAGGGGGGAAAATAGACCTGTATGAAGAAATACCAAAGATCCTATCTGACTACAAGATCACAAGTGTATGGGCTGTTCTTGCAGGAATTAAACCTGAACATGAACAACAGCTAAATATAAACTCATATCTAATGACAGTGAACGGCATACGTCCTGAAAAACTGCAAGTGGTAAACTTCCTGCGTGATTGGTCTAAGCATAAAGCTAAAGAACACAACTATCCATCATGCCAAGTGGTAGTTCAGGACATACCGTTATGGTCGCTGGAAAAATCTCAGGCATGGATAGAAGACAGGGTAAGGTTGCATCAGGAGGCAGAGAATACGCCTGACGATGCCTTATTGCCCTGTTCCTTTGACGAACGCTGGGAGAAGGTAACCCAATGGGCGGTAATGGGTAAGAATCGTAAATCAGCATTCAGGCTCTTAAATACCGAAGTAGAAGCTCAGGCATGGATGGAAGCTAATAAGGGCGACTACATAGAAGAACGTAAGGGTGAAGCTGTCAGATGTCTTTCGTACTGTAGTTGCAACGTGGTATGTTCCGTGTACTTGGGGATATGATGATTCATCCGAGAAGCCAGATTTTGAGCGAAATTTATGAGTAAATCAAAACAAAACAAGATATATTTTATTCAAGCACCAAACGGATTATTTAAAATAGGCAAAAGTAAAAATCCTAAATCCAGACTAAAGACATTGCAAACTGGCTCGCCAGTTCCATTAACAATAAAAAAAGTTGTTCAAGGTGGTCTATATTTAGAGAATGTTTTACATATATATTTTAAGCATCTTCGTAAACATGGAGAATGGTTTAAACCTGATTATGAATTAAAACAATTTCTTGATAATAAGCGTAATATAACTATATCTGGTATTTTAGATGTTGTTGAAAGAGATGTATCTAAGAAGTTTATAAAATATCTAAAGATGTTAGAAGAAAAAAGAATGTATTTATAAGTAACCTTGAAAGATTTGCGCCCAAAGGATAAAAACCATGACAACTAAAATCGAATGGGTATGCACTAAATGTATGTGGGAAGGTATCTCCGAAGATACAAAATATTCCCGCTGTCCTGAGTGTGGTGCTGAGGTAGAAAGACCTACAGATGCGCCTATATGGGAACATTTTCACGACTATAACTGGAATAAGAAATGAAAATATTACCATTGTTTATTAAAAGCTGTCGAGAATGTCATCATGCGAGTTTTACCAGCTTAGACTTACGTTGTCGTCTTATGCCTATCCCCTGTGGTTTTTATAAAAGCAAATCGCTTAGATTGCTTAAAGATTTCCCTGAATGGTGTCCACTTGAAGACTTTGAAGATAAGCAGGAATAAGAAATGATTAAGCCAACTTAAACTATTTAGGTAAAGAAGAGAAAGCCATGAAAAATTTAGTAGATTATTCGAGATTTAAATGTCCATATTCGCACGTTAAAAAAGATTGTGGCCATGAATTACACGGGCCTGAAGGGTATCAGGATTCGTATGGTGTTTGGTGCGCTTGCGGATTTCGTGGACCTGTATTTTGTTTAGACCCCAAAGAATTAAAACTAATAAGAAATGATTAAGTAATACTATAAGAAAAATGAAAGGAGATTAAAAAATGTATAAAATCCAAGAAACACCAGATGAAAAAGTTACTTTACGAAACGGTAGTGTGGAAACACCAGTAGCCACCTTGAAAAATGAGCACGGCGGTATATCCCATATCATTGAAAATGACCATTGCTATGTTCTTGTAAATGGTTCTGTAGATGGAGGATTTGCAACCGTTAAACACTGGTACGCTGAAGCCGTAGAAGCCATTAAGACATTGCCAACGCCAAAATTTGCATAACGCAGCACTTAAAACCGGTATATCTTTAATTGGAATAAGAAATGATTAAGCCATACTATTTAAGGAGAAGCCATGAAAAAACTAACCTGTATTATAGCTATATTACTTTTAACAGGCTGTGCAACTCTCTCACGAAGCGATAGAGCAACTTTAAATGAGTTAAGGTCTTATGGCATACCTCAGGCTGAAGTACAGCTAAAACACCCTGCGCTTGCCGGTGCGCTGAATATTCTCCCAGGCTTTGGGAACTTCTACCTTGCCATAGGAACTACTGAATCTGACCAATGGTTATTTGGATTTCTGAACTTATTAACATGGCCTTTTTCGGTTATATGGGGAGTGCCTCAAGCTGTGATTGATGCTAATACTATTAATAAGAAAGAAACAGTTTATTATTATAGTTATGACCAGACAGGAAAGAAAGAACTACTAAAATATAAGGGGGAATAAATGGAGAAATACGGACAAACAGTTTCAAAGGCGTATCATGTAAAAGATGGCGTAGGTAATGATGGTAAGGGAAAAACATGGACATGGAGAATGTGGAATATTTATCTTGAAGGAAATGATAAAAAGTTTTTATATTTTACAAGTGGTAAGAAGCCAGAGCCTTTCGCGGGAATGAAGATAGGCTACATGAAGTATAGCGAGAAACAGGAAGTATCAAAGAAAGACGGCAAAACTTATACCAATTACACTATAGATGAGCTTAAAGTTAGCGAAGAGCCTGTAGGATTGTCCGAGCCACCTGATACCATTATACAGAATAAACCACAGGGCAGAGATTTTCATGCTGAGAGTTTTGGTAAGTGTAAATTCGGATTTCTTCAGCAAGCATTTGTGCCTTGGATAAAGAATGAGCTGGAGGGTACAGGCATAGAAGCACTTGAATCAATGGCGGAGGAGTTTGCTGAAATGAGCATGAGGATATTACAGAAGCCGGATATATCAGAGCCAGCCTCTACTGCTTTTAACACAGATGAAATACCCTTAGATGCTTATGATGAGGTGTGATATGAATGATGACTATAAATATGAAACTGAACGATTTAAACCCAATGTGAGGTGTAATATGCCTAAAGATTACAAGTTAGAAGATTATTTGTTGGGAGATTTGGAGCCTGATGTATTTTTAGACTACAGAACTAAACTTGGTAATTCTTATTTCGCCCTTGAAAACACACGAAATAAGATGGACACGCTCCTCCGCAGGTCAGAGGACTATCCATCACAGCTAAGTAAGGACGAGGCACAGCAGGCACAGAAGTTCTTAAAAGAATTGGGATTACTGTTGCAGGAATATTTTTCATTGTTTGTGGGCATGAGTGATGATTAATATGAAAAACAAAGGCTTTATGATTTATCCCGATCAAATGGCTGACTTGCCTAAAGTTGGTGATAAATACGAAGTTGTGTCCATTACAGATTGCGAGGATATACATTGGGGAAAAGGTGTTTTTGTTGAGCTACGTTATTTAACACCCGCTGTGGTTGATTGCGAGGGAAGATGAAAGAGATCGTCCTCCAAAAACAAGATAAAATCGGCGCCCCGTTCTCCCGGGAAGATCAAGACAAATGGAACGAATATAAACCTAACCAGTTAATTAGATGTAAGACCTATGGAGTTGATAAGCCCAGATCATATCAGCAATTAAAACTGTTCTGGGGTTGTTGTAGGACAGTAGCGGCAAACAATGAAGATCAGCATTGGAACGACGAGGATAAGGTTGCATTTCAGATAAAAGTTGAATTGCAATTCGTTGATATGGAAAAAACAATAGTTGATTCTAAGGGTAATGTGCATTTATGGTATAGGTCTATTTCGTATGCAGAGTTACCACATATAATGGCTTGCCGATTTTTTGATCGTGCTTTTGTTGTAATGGCAAAGAAACTAAAAATAAGTGTTGATAAATTACTTGAAAATGCACAGCGGGAGGCATGATGGAAACTTTAAAAGAATTAAGAGAAAGGCTTGGCGCTATATTTCGTAATCTTGATGATATAACTGAAGATTCCCTTGTAAATTTTACTCTTCAATATTATGACTCTGAAACTAAAGAAATCATTACCGAGAAATGTGAAGACGGAGTTTATACAATAATAGGAAAAGAGAAAGTTCCTGATGATTTCGATATAACTAAAGACAGCATACATTGGGATAATTTCGACCAGAATGAAACATTGTTTGCCAAAGCAGTTAAGGGAATTTTAGAGAGATATTAGATATGAATAAAAATGACTCGATTCAGTTCCAGAAGGAGTTAAAATGAGGAGGTAGCTTATGTATGTTGGAAGTATAATATTAATAATTATTTGTATAATAAATTTTATTTGTGCGCTATTTTTAGAACGCTGGGTTGAATCTTATGTCTGGGCTTTTTCTGCGTGGAGTTGGATTGTTGTTTATATTGGAGAACATGAAATAAAAAAGTTAAAAAAAGAAAATATAGAATTAGAAAAGTATGACATTTGGCAAAATAAAAAGTATGAGACTTGGAGAGGATATATGAACAAGGGATATCGAATAGCAAATATTTTTCCGGCTGCAGATAATCCTCCAACATATAACAAACTTATCTTTGATAAACTGAAAGGCCATTATAAAATAATATAAATGGAGCTCTTACGATAATAGAAAAGAAAAAATTTGAAGAGGAATAGATATGAAAATCAAAATCACATCGTTAAACACCAAAAGAGGCAACTTTAAATTATTCACTATAGACGATAATGGCAAAGAACAACACGGAGTTATTTACCCATGTGTGAATCTGAAGAACGCTATAGTTGAATTAAATCTTGATATTCCAGGCAATGAATTTTCAGCGGATAGCTTTATCGTATATGCCAGGAAATCAATATTCAGGAGAATCTGGGATTGGGTAATGAATAAAAAATCAAGCCTGAAAGTATTCGAGATGAGAGGGCAGAAAAGACAACTACGCCCTGATAACTGGGTGGATGAGGCTAAGGAACAGGGGCAAAGGGTGATAACTGATGCTTAAAGAAACCTTAATATCAACCATAGCCTTTCTATTCGCTATGGCTTGGGTTTTCTTTGGCATGTATGGACTTATAAGATTTCTGGAAAGGTTCGGGTGGTTATGATTTATTCCCTGTTATCAGGCTTATAACACTTCCTGTAGCCCCTTTTTTCTCTGCCGACCTACCTATAATCCAAGCAGAACAAACACCCGTCCAGGCATACCAGAACTCGGTAGGAAGTGTTAAGGAGGGCATAGGCTTTGATGTAAAGAAGGCTATTATCGGGAAGGCTACATGCACCAGAAAGATGAATACAAGACCAGCATAGCAAAGGGAAGGCCTGGCTCTCTTAGTGAAATTATCTGACTGCTGCATCTCTGATACAATAATAGACTTCTGTGCATCAATAAGGGCTGTTTCACGTTTCTCAAGTATTTCTTGCATCTGAATTTGAGCCTGTGCTTTTTGCTCTCCAGTCATTGCAGGCGGAAGAAAACGGTCAACCAAACCTTTAGCTAAATCGGCAACCGAGGAAATGCCAGTAATATCAAACCCCATTTTTAACCTCCATTCAACATTCTTTCTACTTCAATCGCTCTGTTCCCGACCTGATTATGCCATTTGCTATCTTGAGCTTCTTTTGCTGCTTCTTCCCAGTCGCCTTTTTTAATAGCAGTTATCATTTTCTTGAATCCAAGAAATCTTGTCTTACCAAGATTAAATATCATATCTGTAAGAGCGTTTCTTCTGTTATTTGAAAACTTCGAGAATTCAGGAAAAATTAATCTTACATCACGAAAAGCTATTACCATATCGTGAACCAACAAAGTCATCGCCTCATCTTCAGATATACCCACATCAGTTAAGTTACGCCCATATCCAATAGTAGTTCGTCCAGCAGAACAAAGATATGGTTTATTTCTGAATCCCTCATGGCGTTTAAGCATCTCTAACATAGTTTCATCATTATTTATCTTCATCTATTCTCTCTTTCTTTATAATCTTTCCTTCCGAGATTTCATTCAGGCACTCATCACAATACCCATTCACCTCACATTTACCCCTACTGATATGCTCAACTACTAACCAAGTTGCAATTTTAAAGCATTTCCAGGAAGCACATCTCATGGTTTACTTCTTATCCCTCAAATAACGATTAATCTCATCAACCTTTCCAACTAATTCTCCAAGACGATCAACTATATCCTTTTTCATAGCAAAAACCTCTGTCTTATTTGGATATAGTTTTGGTATAGAAGTAACCTCATTAAAAACATAAGCAGATAGAAAAGATAAAAGTCCTATAAAAATAAGAACGCTCATGCGCCAAACTCTTGTCGAATTACCCTCCCACCATGTCG